ATCAACAAATATATTTTCATCATACATAGGCATAATCTGTTCGTTAATTTTATCACGAATCATTTTGAGTTTTGGCAAAATAGTATCTCTTTGGAATTGAATTTCACCAACCTCAGCATTAGCCTTATTAACATCCTTGGTCTTGATTTTTGACATAGGAACACCAAAAACATTTATAATAACTTCGGCAGTTGTGTTCCTTCCTTGTAAAAAACTAAGTTCTTTCGGGCTAAAAGTTAACGATTCAAATGACATACCTGGTTCTAAAATAGCTGTCTTGCCTGAGTTCTTTGTCCCTCCATAAATACCTTGCCATTGCTTTTTAAATCTTTCAAACACCGGATCAGACATAGGTTTTTCAGTAGTAATCAGTCCTTCAGGCCGAGCATTGTTTTTAAACAAAGCTGCTTCAAATGCGTTCATATTTTGATAAATATCATATTCGGCAGCAGCTGCCATTAAAGGGCCTAAGCCATATCTAACATTATTTGGATTAGGATATAAAAAATGAACAATCTCCATAAATTCCCCTTTACTTGCTACAATTTTCATGTTCTGAGAAGGGACAATCCAAATTTGACTTGGCGTTCCAAGATTATCAGGGACAATATACCAATAAGTATTACCAGTTAGCTCTAAAAAATTAGAAGTTAGATACCTTAAATCAAATTCGTTACGGAACTGGTTGACATTTTTCATCATTTCAAGAAAAGGATGTTCGATAACTTCTTCAATTTTCACTTCTTTAGTAACCCATTTTCTTAAAGATGCCTGACTGTTAAGCCATAATTTCTTCTTTAAAGAAATATCTGAAGTCTTTAACCAACCTGTAGCTATCTTTTTACCACTAGGAACTCTAACATATAGCCTAAAAGGAACAGAGGCAGTAGCGTTGGAAATAATGTTCACACAGCGATAAACCCAATGTTTATTGGCATCAATTTGAGATTGAAAATTCGTTGGAGTAACAGCGGGCCTGTTATTTTCCCATGGAGTAGTAACTGCTCTTATATACGGATTGTTTTCCATTATATCACCCTGATTCCTTTTGATCTATAATCAGCCAAATTATTGAAAGCTCCAGTCGAAGCGTCAACATGGTCTTTAAATTTACTTGTCAAAAATCTTTTATGCTCATCTAAGAATTTTTTATTCCATTCTCCTTTTATTAAATAAATATTTCCCTTTTCAACTTGAACCGCATAATGCTCTGCCCTGATAATCTTTGATCCAGTTACTTTATCAGTAAAGGCTGCATAGCCATCAAGAGTATCGTCAATAGTTCTCTCGGCAGATTCTTTCCCTCCGGAACCTGGTTCTTGCTCGACAAAAGCTAAACAAGAAGCTCCATCCAATTCTGCACAAGTCTTAATCATGGCCTCTCTTTTTGCATAACCCCACTGCCCTACTTCACAATCCTCAATTATATATCTGCCTGAAGCCATATAGTGCATTTTAACTCCAGCTGTTCTTGCTCCACCATCCTCTGTACCGGCTTTATCCCAATAACGAATAGTGGCTACAATCGTATCATAATCAACATCTGGCAATTGTTCATTTTCCGGTATCTTGAAGTTGGCCTGCCACAGCATAAGGACTATTCAATTCTTTTTCAAGATCATCCATACCTTTTTCATTAAACATTTGAGGCCAAAGTAACTCTCCATCTTCTTTTCTTGGATCGACAAAATTTAATGAAGTTCTCGAAAGAGTAGGATGGTCAACTTCAAACCTTGCAGGCAGACATAAATGCTCATAACCAGCATCTTTTGCTAATGAATGCCCACTCAAATCATCATCATGCGTCCTCTGCATAATAATAATTTTAACACCATAAGAAGGATTATTGAAACGTGAAGCCATAGATTCATCCCACCACAAAATTGTAGAATTACGTTTCACATCTGATTCTATATCTGAAATGTTATGCGGATCGTCAGCGCAATTATGAACTTGGATACCATTAGCGAAATAATTTTTATTATCTGCTATTGCAAGATTATATACAAATTTATCTTGTTTCTGAACCTTTTTAATATTTTTTATTTTCACAGTTTTTTTAGTCGTAAATAATTGATTTCCTACTTCTAATTGATTTGCAGAGATATAACTTTTTTCTTTATCTCTAAAAACATAAATAGGATGGTCTTCAGTACAACAAAGTTTTGTCCCGTTTTCTAATTCAATCTCTATTAAATCTCTTACAGGGCTTTTCTCATAAACCTCTATATTTTTATATTCTAACTTATTGTTATCATGGTTATAAGTTAAAACCTCTACAAGTAAATTTTCTTCAACGATTTTCTCTATTTCAATATTGCCCTGGTCAGTCTTTATTTTCACATCGCCAGTCAAGCAAACATAGTCTCCTCCTTCTCCTGTTCCAACTCCGCCAACAGAAGTAGCTATTCTATATCCTCCCTTCTTATTTTCAAATTTAATCTTTTGATCCTGGTCATCAACCATTTCAAATTTATCAGCCCAATTACCTTGATACCAGTTTGATTTTACAAGGCGTCTAGTTTTCATAGAATCCCTTATACTCAATCTCTCAGCATAAGAAGCAAACAAAAATCCAAGCCAAGGTAATTGGGTCCAGGCCCAGGCCGGAAACATCACTGCAAGGACTAGGCTTTTAGTATGTCTAAAAGGAATATTGATAACTAATCTTGTTATTTCCCCCGGCCCATATTCAGTTACAATTCTATTGTCTTTACTATCTTGTCCATAAGATATTGGCCTTGGCATAGTGGCTTGTAAATGCTCACAGATAGCCCCTATATGCCAACCATCAACAAAAGGGACCGAAGGCAATACAGTCGGCCATGCCTGTTTAATAAACTCATGTAGGCTTTTCTCTGCTATAATCTTATCAACAAGACTAATCGGAGGCAGAATATTAGAAGCTAAATCCATTTAAATAATTTACTTTTTAGGTTTAGGTTTCTTATAATATTTCTTTTGTGGCTTTTCAGCATCTTTTACTTTTTTCTTCTCTTCTATTCTTGCTAAAAGTCCACGTATGACAAACAACTCTTCCTGACTCATATCTTTAAGTGAAGCCTCTGTCTCAGAAAAGGAATGTTCAAGCTTCCCAGTTGATTCTATCTGCCTTTTATCTGTCTGTCCCAAGTATTGTTTACCAAGCCATATCAATAAAGTCTTGTCTCCGCTTTGAGCTACATCCCATTGCTTACGCCGCAGGCTCTTTCTACCTCCAGCGGCCTTTTCTTCCCAATACTCGGAAAATGTTTTGCCTGTTTCTTTGCGTACATGTCTTTCTAAACTAGCATAATCCATGCCCAAAACAGAAGCACACTCTAATCCTGTGCATTGTATATGACATAACTCAGCTAAAATTTTATAATCAACGGACTTTTCCGGTCGCCCCATCTTGATATATTTTTTAGCAAGAACGCCTTTAGGTCTGCCGCCTCCATTTTTAGATTTACCATTCTTTGAGCCAGGAGGCCTCCCCAACTTCTTTTTAGACTTAGTCTCTTTAGTATCCATTTTATCTTTCTCCATCACAAATACATTATATATCATTTAAATACTAAAATCAAATAGATTAATTAGTTTAATACTGGCTTTATTCATTAAATAATCTAATTCTCTTAATATCCTTAACAATTACAATATGTTAACATTATTCTTACCGACTATATATCTAACTGCCTGTAATCATTAGAAAGTTTATATACCCCTAAAAACCTTAATGATTACAACGGTTTATATAGCCTAAAAAACGGAAATTGTAACATATTGAAATACTTTAATAATTGGCTATTTTTTGTCTTATTTTGAAATGACCCTAAAAAAAGAAAAATTTTTTTCAAATCCGGCCGTTGAATTTTTTTAATAAAATCAACAGCTTAAAAATAGGCAACTTTTTTTTGCTTTTTTTTGCTTTACTTTGATGGGTTATTTTCATATAATGATATTCAGTTAATAGTTCATTGAAAATAAAGGTTGGAACGGGGGTCAGAGGGCTAAGATAAAATCACCTCCCCGGAGCCAGCAAAGGGAAAGGCAGAAAGCCCTTAGAACAAAAAGATTCCCCAAAAGATAGAAGGCCTGGCGAGAAGCCCCGGACAATCGAGCCGGACACGGGGTTGAGAGATAAACCCCCTTCAGGGTCTTTAAAGCTTTTTAGAAAAAATTAAGTTTTCACCAAGCTGATTTTAGGAGTCGGTTTGAATGAGAATTTAACCCTAACCAAGAAAAGGAGAATAAAAATGAAGATTTACAGAGATTGGATATTGGAACCCGGCGACAAAGGTTTTCGTTTAGCGGCTAAAGTCATTCTTTCCCCATGGCCTACACTACATGAGGGAGAAGACATGAGCATATATCTGTCAGACATCCTTGATGAGATACTCCCGGACGTGCAAATCCCGACCAGCCGTGATGACTGGTATATAGCCACAGATAATGACGGCTCGACTTTAGTCATCGGGCCAGTAGTGACCAGATACCCAAAAGGTAAAACACCAATTTTAGGTCAATCAGTATAAAGAATCTAACATCCAAAAAAAATTAAGTTTTCACCAAGCCGACTCAATGAATCTGCTTGGATGAGAATTTAACATCTAACAAAAAGGAGAATAAAAATGAAAGTTCATGAAATCGAAAACAAAGCTTGGTGTGTAGATGGAGTGCGTATCGTTGTCAGAGGCCCAGAAAATGAAAGGTGCCTCGATTTTATCGAAGAAAAAGCAACCTCAGCAAACTGGAATGTAACAAAATATCTTGATATTCGTATCAGGCCACTTATCAACTGGAGAGAGGTGATCGTAATCCAGGGAAATGGGGAACAACCCCACGGAAGCTCATTGCTTAGAACTGTTCGAAATTCATATTAATCCTTGACCATGCCTGTCTGGACGGCGGGCATGTATGAAGGATTAATCTAAACAATGGAGGTATATCATGAGGCAATATGAAATCCAGGGACGTATCCCGCTTGGCAAGGGGTACGAAGGGCCTGATTTTTACGGTTGTATCAATTCAGGGTTCGCGCCTGCAATTTTTCACAGCAAAAAACTAAAAGCTTATTGTGACGGCCCCCGGTTTGCGGTCGGCCCCGGGTTATATGTTTTTGACGCTATCAACTGGAGGATACTAACCAACAAAAACCCTCGTTTTTATGATGTTGACGGTGACAGTCGGCGGCGAGTATATTTCTATTCAACATATAAGGCGGCCAAGGGAAAGTTTTATAAGCTTTGTCAATCTGTTCTTGACTCCAACCAGCAGGACCAAGCCGATGTTGCGGAGTTGAAAAAGAGGGCGGCTAGCGGGGACGTTGGAGCGGCCTTGAATTTATCAGATTATTAACCCTTTAACCGGGCGGGCAACCGGCCTAGGAGGTAAATCATGGAAATATTAATCAAGAGGCTTTGTGAAATAAGAGACGATGTTAAGGAATTTGAACCGCTTAATGACGATGATTTGTTTGACAAAAACGAATTGCTTTCCAATATCGGTAGAGCAATATTGTGGACATTTTCGGCTAAAAATAAATTTGCTGATTGGTTGGACGGCTGGGTAGTTGCGAAAGGCTCCTCTTTTTTGAAAGACTCCGAAAGAGAGGCTATAACCGCTTGCCACGATGCTATTGAACGTCAATCAAAAAGCTGTAAGGTGGTAAATTATGAAAAAGCATTTAGTCGGATTTGTAGGGACGGAGTATTACAAAGTAATCCCAGCGAAGACTGAATCAGAAGCAAAGCAGATATTCGCTCAAAAAGAAGGAGTTAGACTTGCGGGACAAATCAAAATAAGCCGGGACAAAAACCTGCGACGGCTGTATGGAGCATAGAGGGGAGGCGTCATGAGAAAAAGAAAATCATATGAGCAAAAGTTGGCCGAATATGAGGTCAAGAAAAAGGCATGGGATATTGCGCGGGCGAAGGATTTGGAGCGATTAACAGATATGGGATACAAGCTCGGGGACCGGGTGGCATTTTATATTCCGCCCATGATTCCTAGTGGTCCGGCGGCGGTTTATCACGGGACAATCAAAAAAGGCAAGCATGGGGATATTTACGTATCCGGCAAGGATTTTAACCAGCCGAAAGTCCCTGCAAGGAAACTGAGCTTTTTCAACAATCCATGGGAGGAGGTATCATGAGTAAATACAGATATGAATATAAACAGACCGACTTCGGGTTAGAACGTCTTTTGACTGTTTTCCACGGGAAAGCGATAATCGGCCAGCGTGATCCATTTATGGCTGGCATACCACTAAACGCGCGGAGGAGGGATAAAGAATTAATGGGCGTCGCCCGTGAGATAATCCGGGAATATGAGGGAGGCAACAATCATGTGTTTGAAACAGTTACGAAATGACTGTAATGCCTTCCCTGAGTATGACGCCGAGGGCTGGAAAGTATATGACATAACCGAGGATGGGCGCCTTTTCCCACCGTGTATCCCATCTAAAAGGGAAGCGCCGGTGCAGGTCTGGTTAAACGAAAAGAATTACCGTAGTCGTTTTCGCAATTATGAAAATGATATAGAAACAGATATAGGTGAAAAACATCCAAAAGGGTTTTTTGTCTTCCTCAAAAAAGAAGACGCAATAGCCTGGGGAGGGTTTAACCCTGCGTCTAATATGAAAAACAACTTCGTATTGTGTAGAGTCCGCTTTAAGGATGTCGTCGCAGAAGGTTTCCAAAAAATTAAAGGGGAACTACGCCCGGTTATAGTGGCAAGGAAGATTTATATAGAAAAGACGGTTAACCCATGAGAATGCATTTTTACACTATAGAAAAGGCCTTAGAGGAGTGGCAGAGTAAAAAAAGGAGTACTGGTTGCGTTAATGCCACAAATTGGTTCTGTAAGAAAGTTAAAGGGTTTCACCCCGAAGAGTTAAGCAGATATACAAAAGAAGGCGATGTCTATAGACACGTAGTTGCCTCAAATGGGAAAATCCGTATAGACTTAGCACCTTATGCGGATACGCCCTACGTTTAAAGAGGAGATGAATAATAGTGAAGGACAAGTTTTGAAGCCAGCAGAGCGCCTTGCTTTAAAAGAAAATTAACCACTAATATAAAGGAGATAGATTATGATAAAAAAATTTAGTATCGAAAACTTCCGTTGTTTTTCAGACTTTACAATTGGTCCTTTAGGACGAATCAACCTGATAGTAGGTGAAAACAACGTAGGTAAAACAGCCTTGCTCGAAGCATTGTGGATATACCACGGCTATCAGAACCCCGAAGCGAGTGTAATAGTAAACAGATTGCGAGGGATTGAAGAAAAGGACTTCAATATCGGTAGCGAAATGAAATTTTCGGCTACCTTATTGAATGACAAAAAAGACTCGTTCTCTATTGATTCCCTGGAAAGCGACACTTTAATAAATAAAAGACACGAACAAATCACTAGAATCGGACAAGGAATTTTGTTGACACCTTACAGCCCTGAAGGAATGAAAGTAGTTATCCAAAGGTTGAGTAAGCTAAACGTTAAAAAGCAAAAGGAGAAAATATTACCGATATTAAAATTGTTTGATCCAAGAATAAAAGACATTTCTATCGAGCAAACAGGTGATATAGTTACTATTTATATTGATATCGGCCTGTTTCAAAAAATGCCATTATCTTTCGTTGGAGAAGGCTTTAGTAATATACTGCATATAATCCTTGCCATTGCAGAAAATTACGGAGGGTTGGTATTAATAGACGAAATTGAAAATAGTCTTCATTATACAATTCTTCCAAAATTATGGGAAAGCTTAGCTATGTTAACTGAAGAATATGACGTGCAAATTTGTGCTACTACGCACAGTCTTGAATGCGTACTAGCCGCCCAAGAGTTTTTTGTCAAGAATGACAAGTATAGCTTTGGCTTTCATAGGCTGGAAAATATTAACGAAGTAATTAGTACGGTTACCTATAATCAAAAGACACTAAGAGAATCACTTGAAGCCGGGTTTGAAGTTCGGTAGTGAAAAATAAGGGAGGAGACAACATGAGTATAGAAAAACCAGCTTTCCCCATTGAAAAGAAAGATGTCGTTATTCAAAAACTAATACAGGCTTTGTTGAGTTCTATTGAACTTCTGGTTCGTTATGATGGTGAATATGGTGAATTCCAAAACGAAATATACCGGCTTCGCGATATAGCTACTAGAGCAGAACGCGGACAACGAATCAGCTATTGAAGGTCCACGCCGGGCGTTAAAGGAGAAATAAAAATGAAACATGTTAAGTACATTATCTCAGTTCCAAGTGGTCCTTTTTGTGCCTCATTCAAGTCCTTGAGCGATGAACATTGCCCTCATTTTGACAATACTCATGGGCAACCAAAATGTATGTTAGGCTTTGGATTAATTACTCTAGAAAGGGATTCAGAAGGACGCATCTTAAAACCGGCTGAATGTCTTGCTTTAACTGTTGAGCCTTACAATGATTGCACAGAAGAATATAAAAAAGGGTATAAGGCAGGGCGTTATGATGGATACGAGGCAGGACGAGACGATGGATTTGATGACGGATATGATGAAGCAAAATATGACAATGCAAAAAAGGAGACCTAATCATGCTATCACCTTTATATCCAATAGGAGTCGAAGAAATTGAAAACATATTACCTTTGTACCCAATAGGCGTCGAAGAGATTAAAAACATTACCACGACAAACGAAAACATTGAAAGGCAGGTTGACCTAAGATGCCAACTTGCTAAATTAAGCGCCGAAGGTAAAGAAATCATTAAACTGATTTTTAACACCCCGAAAGAACTTATTGAACTTAGCCAAAGCCTATCTCAACATTCATTAAGACAATTCCTAAGAAAAAGGGGCTGGAAATATTGTATAATAGAATCAGCATTTTACGAAATTAAAAACGTATTAAATAATTTATAAAAAAATAAGTATTTTTAGGTTATAATAAAAGAAAAGGAGAGAGAAAAATGAGCAAAATCTTTAAGGATCAAATAGTAGATTGGGCTTATTATGGGGAAAAGATTCATGCTAAATGCGCAAAATGCGAAGTAGAAGGGCTTATCAGGAATATAAATTGCATTCCTTCAAATTAAAAAAGGAGAAGAAAAAATGATGTTCTCAATCGGCGCAACAAAAAAAGATCAAGATATTTTACTAAAATGCGTGACGAAATATTATCCTAAAGAATGTATTTTAATCACGTCCACAGGCAGTTACATTATATTTGATTTAGTTGAACATCACCAAAAAGTTATCAAAACTTTCATTCAAGGAATAATGCTTGCCTTATATGCGAAAGACTTTTAAAAAAGGAGAAAGAAAAATGAAGATCAAACAACAAGATGCAATCGTGGCTTATTTATTGGACGTAGGATACTCCGAGCTTTCAACAAGAAGCAAAAAGTATCGGGTATTCTCAAGATTAGAAAATGATAGCAGAGTCTTTGTCGGTAAAAACGGAAGTTTTCGCTGGGGTTAGGTTTGGACGGCCAGCCATCCTATTAAAAAGTTAGCAGAACTTAATTTGACTATCAAAAAATCTACTTTGAATATTAAAGAAAAGGAGATGAAAGATGATTAATACCAAAGAAAAAATTAAAAAGATTAAAAAATTGGAATCGCAATATCGTGAAATGAGGGCAAAAAGAAATCATTTCAGAGAAAAAGAATGGAAACCTCTTTTCCAACAAATAAAAAAATTAGGAGAGGCTCATGCTCGGCCTACCCATTCTTACACCGGAGATAAACATTGGTGGCTTTATAAATATATAAACAATAGCATTTCGTTTAGCTGGGTTGACAAACCAAAGAGCCCTAAAAACTTAAAAATAGGCCAAAAATATTATGAGATAAGCCAACAATTAAGCAAATATGGAAGGGATTTTTATCTTTCTGAAGATGCTTTAGAGAAAGCCATCGATTCTTTTCTATGGGAAAACCGGCCGACAACGGAAAATAGCAATCAAGTGTTAAAACTTGTCATTAATGGCAGTGGTTACTGGTATAGTGCCATGCCTAATGAATGGGATCAATTACATTGGCAAGTGATTACTTGGGCCGATGATATTATCGAAATGAAATTATAGGAAGGAGAAAATAAAATGACAAAAACAGATGTAGAAGTTAAGATGATTGGAGAGAACGGAAACGCTTTTGCTATTATGGCAAGAGTAATAAAAGCATTAAGACGGGCCGGGTATGATAAACAGTTTATTGATGAATATCTAAAAGAAGCCAAAAGCGGAGATTATGATCATCTGCTCCAGGTTACTATGGATTATGTAGAAGTATTTTAAAAGAGGTAGCCATTATGCAAGCCGAAAATACTCTACCGAAAGAGACCGGCTCTTATACTATCCGTTCATATTTTGCTAAAAGATTAGGAATCCCAACTGAATTTAATGCAACCAAAATAGCGGAAACAGAAAGAGCTATCAGATTAAAAGGAGAAGGAATTGACCGCTGGTTTCCAAAATCGGTTATAGTGAAAGCGCAAAATACTGAACCAGACTTCAAAGCTACAAAAGAAAATAAACACATCATCTGTATCTGTAAATACGGGGCAAGAAACTTTTCCAAGCAACTAAATAACATCAAAACGCTTTCAGGTCGGAAATGGAATCCTGATAAAAAAGTTTGGTCAATCCCTATCCATATAGACGCAATCGAAAAGCTACAAAGATGGGGGTTTGACGTTAGCTCAGAGCTTGCAGGATGGCTTGAGAGCAAAAACGCACCAGTAGGCAAGGGCAAAGTAAGGGTTGAAGGGCTTTATCCGTTTCAGAACGATGGAGTGGCTTTTATTGAGTCTCGAAATGGGAGAGCCTTAATAGGAGATGAAATGGGACTAGGCAAGACAATTCAAGCACTGGCTTGGTTAAATCGAAACAAAGAAAAAGCCTTGCCCGCCGTAATAATTTGTCCAGCTTCTATTAAACTAAACTGGAAACGAGAAACAAAAAAATGGATACCCGGAACCAAAATCAAAGTTCTTAGTGGAAGGAAGCCTGATACTGGGAAACTTGACAAAGAAACTATCTACATAATCAATTATGATATTCTTTCAACATGGACCGACTATTTCAAAAAAATCAAAACCATTATTATTGATGAAAGCCATTATTGTAAACAAAATCGCACTCTTAGAACGAAAGCCGTTAAAGTCTTAAGCAAAAGATGTGACTATTTAATCGCCTTATCAGGAACACCAATTGTAAATAGGCCAATAGAATTTTGGAACATTATTGAAATGCTCTCAGGCAAAGAAATATTTGGTAGCCGCTGGGCTTTTGTTCAAAGGTATTGCGATCCAAAATACAACGGTTGGGGTTGGGATTTAAACGGATCAGCAAATACAGAAGAACTTCATAATCGACTTACAAAAACTCTTATGCTAAGACGTCTTAAACAAGACGTCCTAAAAGACCTGCCTGCTAAACAAAAAGCCGTTATCCCGATTGAAATGAACACCGCTAAAGCAAAAGAATACAAAAAAGCAGAAAATAACTTCATACACTGGATAAAAGAAAACAAAGGGAAAGCCGCTGCAGAAAGAGCATCCAACGCAAAAGCACTTTCCCAAATAGAAACGCTAAAACAACTTGCTATTCAAGGGAAAATGGAATCGGCTATAGAATGGATTCAAAACTTTCTTGATAGCGGAGAAAAACTTGTTGTCTTTGCAACGCATAAAAATACCATTAACACATTGATGAAAAGATTCGAGGATATTGTAGTAAAAATAGACGGCTCCATTCCCGGGCAAGCTCGCCAAGAAGCCGTTGACAGATTTCAAAATAATAAAACATGCAAATTATTCGTAGGTTCAATGGCGGCTACACAAGGGATTACATTAACTGCCTCGTCTTGCGTTTGTTTCCTTGAACTTTTCTGGCAACCAGGGATTCATGCACAAGCTGAAGACAGAATCCACCGAATTGGGCAGAAAAATGCGGTCAATATATACTATTTAATATCTCAGAATACTATTGAAAAAAAAATAATGAATTTGCTCGACAAAAAAGCCAAAGCAATCGATAGTATATTGGACGGAATACCTATGAGTAATAAAGGAATTTTTAATGAACTATTAGACGAAATAGAAAAAAGCCTGCTACCTTGACTTTAGCTCAAATTTCCTATATAATAAAATAAAAATAGAAGATTTGAATATGGAAAAAGAGAAATTTCCCAAAAAAGAAAAAAATGAAATCAGAAATATTATCAAATATCACAACGAAAAGTATTATGTATATGCTCTTCTAAGACCGACAGGTCACATATTCTATATTGGTAAAGGAATTGCAGAAAGGTTATTTGACCATGAAAAAGAATCTGAAAATGGGAACACTATAAAAAACCATGTAATAAACAAAATAAAAAGAGAGAATAAAACGATTTATTATCATATTTTCCAATTTTTCCATTCAGAAAAAAATGCTTATGACTTTGAAATAGAATTAATCGCAAAATATGGACGGATGATAGACGGAGGAATTTTATCCAATATCACAAAAGGCGGAGACGGTTGGAAAGGAGGCCACCATAGTCAAGAAACTATATCTAAATTAAGTAAAAAATTGCGAGTTACATTTAGTTCCCCAGAATACAGAGAAAGAAGAAGTAAAATTGCCAAACAACTTTGTCAAAATAAAAAGCACAGAGATAAAATCAGAGAGGGAGTTCTTTCTTATTATAATCAACATCCACAAGAAGCCGAGAAAAATAAAAAGAAACAAAAAAAGGCAGTGCAATCAAATCAAATGCGGCAAAAAATGAGCCAAAGAATGAAAAAATATTATGCGGAAACCCCCGGAGCAATCGAAAAAAATAGCAAAGCCTTAAAAAAATATTATGCGGAAACCCCCGGAGCAATCGAAAAAAATAGCAAAGCCGCAAAGAAAGCAATGAATAACCCAGAAACAAAAAGGAAAATGAGCATAAGCACAAAGAAAAGATTTGAAAAGATGCCCCCAGGAGAATGGTCCAAAAATCAAAAAGAAAAATTAAATAACCCAGAAACAAGAAAAAAAATGAGTATAAGCGCAAAGAAGAGAAAAATGATAGAAATGACCTGTAAAAAATGCGACAGGAAGTATTACAAAAGAACAGTCAACCAATTCAATAAAAACATATGTGATACCTGCAAAACACTATCAAAAAATAATGAGAGAAAACTATTGATACCAAAAGAGAAATTTTAACAAGTGTTCTTGACGGAAAATCCGTTGAGGACAAATCAATCATAACAATGTTATTAGAGAAAGTGAAGGAGGCAAAATGAACTCATATACAATGGCAGACGAAGCATATCTTACAATGAGACGTTACCCAAAAAATCAACAAGGTCCAAAAAAGATGGAGGAGATTATACACAATCTTCACGGCCTCAATATTAAAATATCTACTGATAAAGGAGGTATGTGGTTAAGCACTATTGCAAAACAAATCACAAAAGCTCGGCGTGCTCAAGAAATACCAGGGCCAATAGACAATATTGCTTTTGTAACTGCACTTAGAAAAATTCGCAACAAAGCTAATAAAACTGCAAGAATCTGTAAGCAGTTGGAAAACTTTCAACATGATTTACCTGGTCTTGCAAATTACTTAAACAACAATTTGGATATAGATACACAAATTATTACCGTCTGCGCTTCTCGGCTTTTATTAGCTGGGTTTAGAAGTGATGATAACGGAAAATGGTATGAATAAATCTGATAAAATAATTTTTTAAAAAACTTGACAAATTAAGGTATAATAAAATAAAGGAGAAAAAATGAACAATAAAACTGCTAAAGAAATAGTAAAAATATCTATCGAATTACTCTCAAAGAAAAAATTCAATATTAAGCAAATCGTAAGAGCCATCTGTGAATTATATCCTGATAAGAAACAAACTTCTAAAATTGCATATGCGGGGATTGAAATATATCAATCTCTTGACCTTGCCGTTTATCAAGCAGGCGGCTCTCGTTTTAGTATTAATGAATTAAACGAAATGTCAGCATTTGATTTACTCACTAAATTGTCCACCAATCACATAATTTTTACTTATAACGATTGTTACAAGCAACAAGAGGAAAGTGGTGTCTAAATATCATAGAAATATTCCAAAAAGAATTTGGTGTGAACGTAGAGAAATGTGGATGGAAACAGCAGTTTGTCAATCACTTTCAAAACGCAAAGACAGAGAAAAATGTTTCAATTGTTTTGAATGGAGAAAACCAGCAGGAAAGGGGATAAACAAAAGTGTATAAATTAACGTATCCAGACGGTTATGACTTTTATTCTGGAAGTATTAATTATCGTGAGGCTATTGGTTCAACTATTCGGGTGCATGATTATGATCCACCAGAGGTAGGAGTTTGCGGGAAAGGATTACATGCCTCAAAAAATCCAAACGATTGTTTCGCTATAGCAAAAATTCCTTGTGCAGCTTTCCGCGTTAAAGGGATAGACTTAATTGTAAAAGACGAGGAAGAAAGTAGATTCCAGTCGCTAAAGGTAATCGAAGAAATATTTGATCTTGATAAATTATTTGGCTGGAAATATTCTGAATTAATTAATTCTGCCAACCCTTTTATGATTCCAACACCAGAAATAACAGATGAACATATTAGGTTGCTTGGCAATTGGATTAGTATAATAAATAAAATAAAAGGCATAAGTGAACTTATATGGTATAGCATAGGAAATAGTGTAAAAGATGTCGTAATTATCGCAGGAGATTACGTATGGGGAAACATAGGGAAAAGATGCGGAGATTACATAAGGAATAGTGCAAAAGATATAGGTCCCACATGTGAAAGCGCATGGGATATCACATGGAATATTACATGGGCATATATCGGGTCTTTGTTTCCAGATATTAAAAAATGGAAAGGAATAAATCATAAACCCGGCGAATATCCTTTCCAGTCAGCAGTCGATCTTTGGAATATGGGCCTTATTCCATCTTTTGATGGCAATACATGGAGACTACATGCTGGGCCTAAAGGAGAAATAGTTTATGCGAGGAAAAAATAATGAAAAAATCACTTATTGAAATCACTGTCAATCGCCTCAGTGTCTTAGCTGAAATAATCAAAGAAAATCATTTGACTGTTTGGTGCAAACTTGAAAATGGGGATGTTATTAAACGTCATAAAAAGCGTCACCAAATGATACACAAGAATAAATTAAAGGAGAAATAGCCATGACCAAGTATGAAAAGATCGTGATGTGTTTCTTACTCTGGGCTTTCGGGGTGGCTTGCGGCTACACCTGGGCCTGGACCGCTTTAAAACCAGCACAACGGGCCATGGCTGGCTGGTAGGAGGTGAACGATGATTAAGATTTGGGTCGGGGTTATTTTTATTCTGTGTCTATTAGGGTCTGGTTACGCGGCAAGAAAAATTCTCATCTGGCGCTACCATTACCAGCTTCGGCGGGAAATAAAGAAATTTAAGGAAGGGTTAATCCAGACAATCGAAAAAAACCGGACAGGAGGGAGGTAGAAATGATTATTAATAAATGTATATGCGGCGAAGGGCTTGTCAGGGGAAAGAGCGAAGTTCCCTCTGTCTCAAAATGTGGCCGGGTTTACGAATGGCTGAAGAAAAGCCTATGTGCCCCTGTTCTCATTTTTTTGGGATAGTGTACATGGCAAGAACGCCATGCTTTGGTGGTAATTGCAGGATATGACATTATAAACGTTGTCTCAACGGTCATACGTTCCTACCTAGACCGCTGGCGCATGGGGGAAGGAGAATAAAAAAATGAGCGATTTACACGCCACAGATTATGACTACCTGTATCATCAAGCGGGGGTGATTTTAGAAGTCACCGAGGCAATTTGCAGGTATATGAAAGATCATAATATCAGCCGAGACGATTTGATAAAGCTACTTAAATCAAAAAAGGGAATCACGGGGAAATTCGGCAGTAGAAGTTTTGTTGATTCATTTCTTAATGAAGGAAAAAACAACACCATACCAATTTTGGCTGACTTTTGCTATGCCCTTGGTGCAGATATCGAGGTCAAACTTGTAGAGAGGGGTAGAAAAAAGGAGACGACTGATGTTGAATAAACTTAACGTAGAAAATGCTGAAAATGTAATTAAAGATTATTTTGAAAAACATCACTGCAAAAATATTGATTACAAAGAATTGGCAACTAACCTAAACATTCCGTTTTATATAGTCGTTAAAACCTGTGAAAAATTAGAAGAGAAAGGAGAAATTAAAGCTTTTTAAAGGTGGTAAAATGAAACATGCAGGAACTATGTTTACAAATAAAAAAGGACTAGAGATTTTTTTAAACATTTAAAGAAAATAAAGGAGTAAATTTCATGAATGTTCTCAACGACGATCCTGGAGCACTAATATTAATTATATCGCTTCAAGCTTTAGTGATTGCACTACTTTTAGTGCATTATTTACCGAATTTAAAATCAAGTATGTTTTCTAAACCTAGTCCACAAAACGGATATCAACCAATAACAAATAAAAATAACGACTCAACAAATAACCCTCAGCCGCCAAAAGAGGAGGAGTATGGACTTTAATGGAATGCGCTGATAAATCAGATTTAATAAAACAAGATCGTGTATATTGGAAACCTAATTTAACAGTCGCACCAAAAGGCTACCCTGTATAAAATGAAACAAGGAATTAACATTGAAACCCTACTATCTGACTACGGAATAGAGTGGTCAGATAGTAGGTCAAAAAACGTTGCAAGTGGCTGGATCGGAATCAACTGTCCTTTTTGTCCAGCCTCAGACCCGGACCCGTCAGACCATGGAGCTTTTTCTAAAGACGGTCAAATTTTCTCATGTTGGAGGTGCGGTAAGCACAATCCAATAGAAGCATTAAAACGCTTAACCAAAGTCAAGAATATTTCCGCTATTATCAAAAATTATCCTGCCTCAAAACTTGCCCGTAGAATCCTTCCAGAAGAACCAAAAATCAAAAAAATATGTGTTCTAAAACCGGAATTTAAACCTCTAAATAAAAGACATAAGCATTACTTAATCATTAGGAAATTCGATCCTGATAAATTAGTATCAGAATGGGGTTTACTTGGAACAGGCCCAATTGGTTCATATAGTCACAGAATAATTGCTCCTATTTACAGGCAAGGAGAATTAATCAGCTATCAAGGAAGAGATTATACAGGAATGACAAGACTCAGATATAAGACTTGTAGCAAGCAAGATGAGGCTTATCCGCATAAAAATACACTCTACGGAATCGACAAAGTAAAAGGAGAAACCGTCATAGTAGTTGAAGGAATTTTTGACGTCTGGAGACTTGGACCAGGAGCAGTAGCTACTTTTGGCATAGGATTCACAAAGGGGCAAATAAGAGAGCTAATCAGATTTAACAGGATATTTATTGTTTTTGATCCTGAACCGCAAGCTCAAGAGCGAGCGGAAGCACTTGGAAATGAATTATCTGTCATAGGCAAACAAGTTGAAATTATTAAACTAAAAGATAAAGACCCGGCTGAACTTAACGAAACTGAAATAAATAATCTAAAAAGACTTGTTTTTTAGGTTATGATAAGATATAGTATGAGATGTCTTACGGGGAGCCTGACTAGTACAGGCTATACCAGCCGTCTTGGAACCTTCACTTTCAAGGCGGCCCCCAATAAATTGTGAAGGAGTTTTTGTTTTGGCAATTTCAGAAAAAGATTTAGACACAATTTATTTAAATATACCGCTTCGTGTAGCCAGGGATAAAAATATCAGCCCGACTGCCATGAAGTTATTCGCTATTATTTCTTCTCTTAATCAAAATAACAAAACCTGCTTTGCCGGTAATGCCTACCTTGCAGAAATTTTAGATGTCACCACAAGAAAAATCTCAGGAGCCGTTCAAGAATTAATCAAAAATAATTACATAAAAAAGGGAGAAAAAAAGGGATTTAGCAGAGAATTATTAGTAGTTTTTAACATTTCCGATTCGGAACAAACGAACACCCCTAAAAGAACAAACGTTCTATCATATACTAGAGATTATAAAGAATTACCTAAAGGTAATTATAAGGACGTCCAAAATAAATTTGGACGTCCAGTAAGTGAAAATTCTTTTTTTGCAGAGGAAAATAATTTAAATAAAACTTCCTCTGAAAAAGAAAAAATTCCTATGCAAAAAAATAAAGAAAATAATTCTTCTAATAACACTTTTGAAGACAGATTAATTTCCCGATGGAATAATTTAGAAAATTGTCCAAATAAACATGAAAGAAAAGACACTCAAGTTTATCACTCTGCTAAAAAATATTTAAAACAACTTCGGAATGGAACTTTTGGAAAAGGCAAAAATTTTAATGAAATCTGGATGAAGAATTGTAAAATTCCATATACTCTCCTGGACAAAAAATGGTCTGGTCAAGAGCTTATGGCTGGTCTTGAAAGGCTAACCCGTATGTTTTGTGAAGGGTATTGGCCCCCGAAAAAAGATAAATTATCAAAATCATTGACTTCACTTTTATACAATCCGGCAACTTCAAAATCATTTTTTTTAAAAGTTATGGTAAGAGAGCCATTACCTGAATACGAAGCAAAAAATTTTGAAGTAGTCAAGCTTGTAAAAGAGTTTCTTACATGCGAAGATGACAGTCCTGAAATTGCTTTTAGAATTAATCAAATTGAAGTAGCTCATAATAAAATCTTAAAACTTGCTGAAAATGATTATACTCCGCCTTTTGTTAAAGACGATTTATTGTATGGTTATGGAAAACTTTCAAGTTTCGTTTGCTCTTATATGACTTGGTTAAGAGATAATAAATATCCTGGAGAAATGCTAACTCCTAATATGCTCGGTCCTAGGAGCAGACATTATCATTGGGCTGAATTTCTAGACTGGTTTAGTAAAACACTTTGGGGGGATTTTTACAGTATTCGAGAAGCATTATAAATGCCTCTCCAAAATATGGGCTGGCTACCCTTTAAATCGTTTCTAAGCCGTTTTATTTACCTTACCCTACTTACCCCCTTGATACCCTGTAAAATATCCCCTGGAAGGGGTTTAAGGCGCTTATACACGATATTTCCAGGCACTTCTTTATCCGACCTATACAAGGTGTCTATGAATGCCTTTTGAGCATAAGAAAATAGAATCTGAAACTGAACGTAGAATAGTAACCGGGATGGTCGTCTCAGACGATTTTCTTTCAGCTATTTCTCATTTTTACAATCCACAATATTTTGAAAGCGATCTATCTAAAATTGTCACTAGGTGGTGTATGGAGTATTGGTCCGATTACGGCAAAGCTCCTAAAGCTACAATCCAAGATATTTACAATAATAAAAAATCTTATTTAAAAGAAGAGACGGCGGATATAATTCTTGAGTTTCTTCTTTCTCTTTCAAACCAACATGGACAAGATTTCGATGTTGAATACAGCATTACTTTAACAGAAGAATACTTCCGCAAGAAAAAGTTATTTAAAGCTCAAAAAGACATTGAAGATTTTTTAGCAGAAAACCAGATTGATGAAGCCGAAAGCTATCTGCAAGAACTTAGCCAGCAAACTATTTCAACGAAATTATCATCTGAGGTAGAGAATGTTTCAATCAGTTCAGGCGATTTATTAAAAGAATCAATTCCAAGGCCAAGAAAATTACTTGCTCCATGGCTAACGGAATCTTCTTTGTCTATGGTTTATGCTCAAAGAGGAGTTGGGAAAACCTGGTTATGTTTAGCAATTTCTGTAATTTTAACAAGAGAGAACTGCGAAGATTTAACAATCGGATATTGGAAAGTCAAACACCCAACCGGAGTGTTTTATGTTGATGGCGAGATGGGAGACTCATTAATTCAATCAAGACTTGGATATTTAACTAAACCTCTTGGCAAAGAACATCCTGATAGTCCACTTGTTATTTTAACGAGTAACAGAATGGCAAGGAAGTTTCGTAAACAGATTAATATCGCTGATTCAAAATGGAGAGCGGCCATATATGATTATCTGTCAAAGCATGATGAGATTGGAGTTGTGGTTTTTGATAATATTTCCGCCTTAGCTTTTGGTCTTGATGAAAATAATAAACAAGATTGGGATTCGATTAATCAATGGCTTATTTCTTTGAAGGATTTAGGCCTGGCTATTATTCTTGTTCATCATGCCGGTAAGGGAAATAAGCAACGGGGAACTTCGGCAAGAGAAGATGCTTTGGATTGTGTAATTCAGCTAAATCGCCCACCAGCTAAAAATGGATATAGCAAAGGAGGTGCTAAGTTTAGGATTGTATTTGAAAAAGCAAGAAACCTTGGACCGGATGCTAATATCTATCCGTTTGATTTGCAATTTGTAGAAGGTGACTTGCCAGACGAGTTGACTTGGAAAATTCCGCCTAAAGAACTAGATTAATTATTTTTTAAAAAACGTAAATATTGGTTATAATATAAGTAGAATGAAAATTAAACTACTACATGGTGACTGTCTTGAATTAATGTCTGAAATACCAGATGGGTCAATAGATATGGTTTGCGCTGATCCGCCTTACGAAATCACTAATTGTTCTTGGGATTCAATAATTCCACTTGAGCCTATGTGGAAACATTTGAAACGGGTTATTAAGCCTAATGGGGCGATAGTAATGACGGCTAGTCAACCATTTACAAGTGCTTTAGTTATGAGCAATATCAAAATGTTTAGATATGATTTAGAATGGGTTAAACCAAAAGGTGTAGGGTTTTATAATGCTAACAGAATGCCTCTTAAGGCGCATGAGGATATTCTTGTATTCTATCAAAAACTACCAACTTATAACCCACAAAAAACTAAAGGCAAGCCATATAGACAAAAAAAAGGGGGGCCGTCTGATATTTATAATAGGCCTGATGTTTACAATAGGAAAGATTTAGTAATAACAATTAATAAATCAGGCGACAGGCATCCTCTTTCGTGGCAGATATTTAAGCGAGATAAGGATAAACTCCACCCAACACAAAAGCCGGTTAAATTAATGGAATATTTAATAAAAACATACACTAATGAAAACGAAACAGTTTTAGACTTTTGTTTCGGAAGTGGTACGACTGGAGTTGCTTGTAAAAACTTAAACCGTAATTTTATTGGTATAGAAAAAGATAAAAAATATTTCGAGATAGCTAAAAAAAGAATAGACAAAACACTTAAAAAACCAAGTTTATTTTAAAAGGAGTGAAAGTATGAATGATCCAAATGTTATTTTCAAAGAGCTTGAAGAATTAAGGGATTTAGCAGAAGAACTTAATAGGGTTTTCCATATTGAAGACCCGGAAATTACCATTGTTACTTTAGACGGAGTGACATTAAGTTTTTTAGAATCGTTTGAAAGAATGAATCAAAATTTAATGTCCTATGTTGAAGAACAAAAAATGGAAATTAATGATTTTGCTAAAGATACTGAAGAAGGATTAAAAGGAGAAGATTTTAACCTTCTTTCTAATGCGGCCCTTATAACGCTGAAAAAAATTGGAGTGAAAGTTCCTAAAAAGCTTATCGTGGAAGAGAATGAAAAGAGAATGACTCTAGAGGAAATAGATAAAGAGGCGGAGAAGAAAGTAATAACTAAACTTAGAAAAAAGAAGGAAATATCCAGAATTGATCTTATTAGAAAGTTGATTATAAATGAGAAAAAAAGAGAGGAGATTATTAAGGCATTACAAAAACGCTATGAAGAATCTGAAAAATGGGCAATAGCCAGAATGGATACTTATGAAAAGAAGTATGGCGAAATGGGAAAGAATGATGAAAAAATAAAAAGGAGTGAATAATGAACGAGAAAGTAAATGAGATACTTGATGCTTTAAAGATTGTTGAGATTGGAATTGCACAATCAACTTTTTATGCTACCACTTATTGTTTTTTTGATGAAGAAGGAATAAGGACGTTTAATGGAGATTCTTTATTTTGCGAAGTAAATATTGAAACAGATATTAAAGGAATGATTCCTTTTGCTCCTTTGAAAAAGATTTTGGAAGGAATGTTAAGCCTTGATAACGAGATTGAATTTGAAGATCAAGAGAACTATCTAAAAATAAAATGCGGGAGAACAAAATCAAAAATCAAAAAAGAAAATAATGAATTTCCAGAGCTTGAGACTTCTAAAGAAAAAACAATTGCTATGACAGACGAGATAAAAGATGCTCTTAAACAATGTTTGCCAGCTATTAGTCTATTAGAGAACAGAGAGGCTTTGACTTCGGTTCATGTTACGTCTGAATATATCGAGGGGGCAAGTGGGCATTTTATAAAAAGAGTTAATATTCCTGTCTCTTCTGAGGATTATAATTTTTTAGTTCCGGCAACGAAACTTGATAAAATATTGAATTTGGTCATTGATGATATTTCAATTTCAGAAGAATCAGTAGGTTTCCATGGAGAGAACTTTTCTATTATTAGTCAAAGAAGTTTAGGTAAATATCCTGATGTTGATAGAATTATTAATTTTGAAAAGAAAGAAGAGGCGACTTTTGAAGTTGTTTTTCCAGAAGGACTTCTTAGTTCATTAAATCGTGCTGATATTTTTTCAGAAGAGGATCAAGTTTATTTTTCTTTTAGTAAGGGTAATATGGAGATTAGGAGCGGTAATGACTATGGAGAAATAATAGAAAGTTTTGAAAGTGGATGGGAAGGAGATGATTTTTCTTTTAGAATAAGTATTAGTTCTATATCTAAAGTTTTGAAGGAAACTAATAAGGCTATTTTAGGTGAATCTAAAATAAAATTCTTGACTGATAATTCTGTTATTATTTTAGTTATTGTCGCTAGTGAGTAATAAGATTATTGTGGAGACCCCATGAACTTTTGCCACCTCCACCTTCATTCTGACAAATCCATATTAGACGGCTTCGGTTCGGCTGAGGCTTATTGTAAAAGAGCCAAAGAATTAGGCTTTGAATATTTAGCTTGCACAGACCACGGAAACGTAGATGGTCTTATTCAGTTTCAAAAAGAATGCGATAAACAAAACATTAAACCAGTTTTAGGATGTGAGGCTTATATAGTTCCTAAAAGAGACATTAAAACGAAAGGAGAGAAAAGAGGCCATATAGTTTTATTGGTAGAAAATCAAACCGGCTGGGAAAGTTTACTTCAAATGTTAAGCATAGCAAATCTTGAGGGACATTATTATAGGCCAAGAATAGACTATGAGACTTTATTAAAGTATTGGTCTAATGGAGGCCTAATTGCTATGACCGCCTGTGCAAGCTCGTTTTTAAATTTACCAGGTGGAGAAGATTTACTTTACCAGCTACAAAAAGAAAAACCTTATAACATCTTTCTTGAAATAATGCCTCACGTCCTAAAAGAACAAAAACTTTTTCATGAACGGCTTAAAAGAATAACAGACATTCCAATGGTGGCTACAAACGATTGTCATTACATAAATGAAGACGATGCTGAAACACAAGAAGTTTTATTGGCAATTCAAACCAAAGCGAAATGGAATGATGAAAAAAGATTTAAATTTTCAATAGATGGGCTTTATTTAAGAACAGATAAAGAAATGATCGAGGCATTTAAAAGACAAGGAGATTTTTCTCATAGCCAAGTTGTAATGGCAATGAGAAATACGATTAAGATTGCTAAAAGATGTTCTGAATTTAGAATCCCTAAAAAAGATATTTCTTTGCCGGTTCCGAAAATTAATGAAATAGATAGTTCGTTATCTCCAAAAAAACAATTCTCTACTTTGGTTTATTCTAAATGGGAGCAGTTTAAAAAGATAAATGAATTTCAAATTGATGAATATCAATGTAGATTAAAAAAAGAAGTTGATTTAATTATCGAGAAGAAATTCGCACCGTATTTTTTAATTGTCTATGAACTTGTTAGTTGGTGCAATAGTAATAAAATAATGATTGGGCCTGGTCGCGGTTCTGCCGGGGGTTCTCTTGTAGCTTATATTCTTGGGATAACAAAAGTTGATCCTATTAAATATAACTTATTATTTGAAAGGTTTATTGCAAAAGATAGAGTAGATTTCCCGGATATTGATTTAGATTTTGAGGATTCAAAAAGAGTTTTAATCAGAAAGCATATTGAAGAAGTTTACGGGAAAGAAAATGTAGCGGGTATCTCAACTTTTGGCAGGATGCAAGCAAGGGCTGTTATACGAGATGTAGGCCGTGTTTTTGATATTCCATATAAAGATATTGATACTTTTGCCAAGTCAATAAATGCCGCTGAATATGATAAAGACGTTGTTTTAAATTCTTGTAATGATACAGAAGAAGGAAAGGCATTTAAAAGAAAATATCCTAAAATAATTAATCATTGTATAAAACTTGAAGGGCAGACTAGGCATGTTTCGCAACACCCGGCGGCTATTATAATTTCTTCTGGGAATATTAACAAAAGAGCCGTCTTATTAAATAGAAACAATAGCAGAACGATTAATTGGGAAATGGCCGACTGCGAATACGTAGGTTTAATAAAACTTGATGTTCTTGGTCTGAATACGCTATCGATTATTTCAGAAACATTACAATTAATAGGGGATTTAGATTTATTAGATTCTATTCCTTTGAATGATGAAAAAGTTTTTAAAGAGTTATCAGAAGGACGGACAGTCGGCGTATTCCAAATGCAGTCTTATTTATCTCAAAGAATGTGTGAAGACGTAGGGATAGACAGCTTCAAAGATATTATTGACGTGTTAGCCTTAGCCAGACCAGGACCACTTAATTCAGGTATGGCGAAAGATTATATAAATATTAAACATGGAAGGCAAAAGAAAGAACGTCACCATGAAATTTATGAAGAAATAACAAGAAGCACTCAAGGTATAATTTTATTTCAAGAACAGATTATGCAGGTGATTAGCAGAGTGGCCGGACTTGATTATACAACTTCAGATAAAATTCGTAAGGTGATTAGCAAGAAAAAAAGTTCTGATAATTTTGCAAAATATCATGTTGAGTTTATTAAAGGATGTAGGAAAACAAGAATTTTTAATGATCGGGAAGCAAACGAATTTTGGGAAATGCTTCAAAGTCATGCTCATTATAGTTTTAACAGGTGCGTTTCTGGAGACACTATTTTAAAAAGAAGTATTGTCAATCATCATAAAAATAATTTTTCAGTTCGAGAAATGTATATGATTAAAAACGACATTGAATATGCTCGAAGGACAGGCCATTTGGATTTAAAAGTAAAATTTAATTTTCAAAAACATTATGGATATGGCTTATCTTTATTCAATGATAAAAGAATTAGAAAAAATATTATTAAGGACATTCAACCTGAGGGAAAACGAAAGGTATATAGACTAACTTTAGAAAATGGTGCTTGGATTGAAATCACAAAAAATCATAAATTCCTAACTCAAAAAGGAGAACAAAAACTTTCTGATTTAACAACGGATGATTCTATTTATTTTTGCGGGGATTATGAAAAAACAAATAAGAAGTATAGCCTAACAAGTAAAAAGCAAATTACTAAAGGTAAAAAATACGGCTCTCATTTTGGTTTCCCAACAGGAGAAAAAAATCCAGGATACATCGACGGGTCTTATATAAGATATAGAAATTTTAAAAATGAAACTCCTAATATATGTAAATTATGCGGCCAAAACAAAACAAGAATAGAAGTACATCATGTAGATGGGAATAGAAATAATAATGACTTTACAAATCTTCAAAAATTATGCGTCTCTTGTCATAAAAAAATACATTATAATAATGGCAGAACAAAACAAGGGCAAAAAGGGTATCCTGTATCTTTAATCCGAGTCGAATCTATAAAAAAAATTGGTGAAATTGATACCTGGAACATTACAATGGCCCCCCCTTATCATAACTTTGTTACAGACCAAAATATTGTTACTTGCAATAGCCACGCCGTAGAATATGCTACAATATCTTATTGGACTTCGTATCTTAAAATTCATTATCCGTCTGAATTTCTTTGTGCAAGCCTTACACATGGACAAGAACAGAATAAACAGGCTTTGATTGATGAAGCTGATAGGATTGGATTAGAAATTAAATCGCCTAAATATGGTGTTTCAGATAGTTTCAAATGGAAAGCAAAAGATGATTATCTTTATTGCCCGTTCGTAGAAATAAAAGGAATTGGTGAAAAAACTGCAAGACTTTGTTCAGGAGAAATAAAGGTTAAGAAAACAGGATTTTTTGAATTGCAAGATTCATTACCTGATTTCAAAGGTAAGATTGGTAAAATAATGAATCAGGTTGAAGCCTTTGATAAAAACAGTTCTTTACCAGAAGAAGCCTATGGATTATTTGGTTTTACTTTTCCAGAAATACGAGAAAAGATATTGTTGCCAAGTATTAAACGGGCAAGGTTTTCTAATCCTGAATTGAAAAATTGTTCCGGTTGCGAGTTAAGAAAACAATGCAGAAGTCCTGTTTTTCCAAGTAAAGGAATATATAATGCAATGATAATTGGTGAAGCACCAGGAACTAAAGAAGATGAAAAGGGCATTTCTTTTATTGGGAAAGCCGGTGAATTATTATGGGACGAGCTTTCAAGATTTGAGTTATCAAGAAAAATTTTCCATGTGACAAATGTTTGTAAATGTTATCCTGGAAGTTTAGAGACTCCGAACAGTCAACATATTCTTGACTGTTGGAAATGGCTTGAAGAAGAAATTAGAATACTCGAACCAAGGATTATTTTAGCGCTTGGTAATACTACTCTTAAGGCTTTGACCGATAGAGATGGAGGTATTATGGACTTGTCCGGGAAGCATGGATGGATTCCAAAAGTCAAAGCTCATGTTTTTTGGTGCGTCCACCCGGCGGCTGTTTTAAGACAAAGATCGGAGAGAAATAAAGAATTGTTTTCAGATGGAATAGAGGCTTTTTCAAAACAAGTTTTGGAATTGATATGATACCCTTCCCTGATAAAAAATATCAAATTATTTACGCAGACCCTCCTTGGATGTTTAATTTTAAAAACAGAAAAAATTTAAGCACAGAAGCTAAGTTAAAACTATATAATACAATGCTTGATATAGATATTATTAATTTACCCATTAAAGCAATATCTAGTAATAATTGCATTTTGTTTTTATGGGTTATGGATTCAAAAATACCTTTTGCGCTTAAATGTATAGAGTCTTGGGGTTTTATATATAAAACTGTTGCTTTTACATGGGTTAAAACAAGAAAAATCAAATATCATTTTGGTGGTGGGAATTGGACAAGATCAAATCCTGAAATATGTTTATTAGCAACGAAAGGGGAAATAAAAAGGACTAGTAAATCTGTCTCCCAATTAGTTGTATCGCCATTAAGAGAGCATTCGAGAAAGCCAGATATTATAAGGGATAAAATTATAGAATTGGTTGGTGATTTATCTCGTATTGAACTGTTTTCTCGCCAGCGTACCGAGGGATGGGATACGTGGGGGGACGAAGTAGATAAAACACTTAAAAAACCAAGTTTATTTTAAAAGGAGAATAACATGCCATTTTCTATTGATTACCGTCCAAGAAATTTTGATGAATTTGTTGGTAATCGTTCAACGGTTACTTCTCTCAAAAGCTGTTTAGAGAGAGAAGATAAACCCCATGCTTTCTTATTTACAGGACCGGCAGGAACAGGCAAGACAACTTTAGCAAGGATATGTCAAAATTGGTTAAAATGTGCAGACGAAGATTTTACTGAAATTAATGTTGGAAATGAGACAGGGATAGCTACTGCTAGAGAAATAATTTCTTCAGCTTCATTATATCCGTGGCACGGAGATACGAAAATTTATCTCCTTGATGAATGCCACGCAATGACTAAAAACTTTCAGAACTCAATTCTTAAAATTCTTGAAGAGCCGCCTAATCATGTTTATTTTTTACTTTGCACAACGAACCCAGAAACGTTACTAAAAACCGTCAGAAATAGATGTTCGATTTTTAAGGTGGATTCGTTATCAGATAAAGAAATTAGTTTTTTAATTTCATACGTGCTCAAAGAAGAAGAAGTTGGAATACCGGATAAAGTAACAGAGAAAATTATTGAAGCGGCAAGTGGCTGTCCAAGACAGGCTTTGGTATATCTTGACCAAGTAATAGATTTATCAGAAACAGACCAAAAAGAATGGAAACCGGCTGTTACTGAAAACGATCCGCAAATTATTAATCTTTGCCAAGCGCTTATTAAAAAAGAGCCTTGGAGTAAAATTGCGAAAATATTAAGAGGGATAAAAGATAATCCAGAATCAATCAGGCTTGCTGTCCTTGGTTATATGGCTTCGGTAGTTCTTAGGCAAGGGAAAGAAGATGCAAGAGCGGCGCTTACTTACGAGTGTATGAGGGAGCCATTTTATAATGCTGGTAAGGCAAGGCTTGTTTTTGCTTGCTATGAAATTGTAGTAGATTAATTATTTTTTAAAAAATCTCCTAAGTAGGTTATAATATAATAAAGGAGATGGGGAAATGACAGAAAAATATTATGACTGGATAAGTAGAAAAAATAAAGAAACAGAAAAGCTGATTCAAAGTCAGAATATCACAAATGAAGGAGAAGGATTTGAAGAGAAAGTTGATATTTTATGCCAAGATAGCCTAAGTAAAAAAAGAAAAATTAAATATAGTAGGCTTTCTAGTTTTTGGGATTGCGTCTGTGAGATTGATAATGAAGGAGGAGAATTAGTAAGCATTATTTGCTGTATGATTATTACTTTTCCTCTTTTGGGTATTGTAGGAGTTACAGTTTATGGAATTTTAACTCCTCATTGGATTTTATTTTTTCATGAATTATTTTTTATAGTCCTTGTAATTTTTTCTATCGGTATAGACGATGATTTCTGGATATATTATATGGCCTGGATTTTAGTTTTTATTTTATTCTTCACTGGACCTATATATGGGTTATATGTGCTCAATATTGCAAAGGATGTATTTATTGAAACTGGGGAGAGAGAGTTACTCACAAGAGTATTCCTTATTCCATTTGGTATACGCGCTACTGGGCTAGCGCTACTTTTTGGACTTTTTGTATTTCCAGGTTCCGATTGATATATATGATGGTGGAAATGATAGCATTGACCATTGTTAATAATGTAACTTTACAAGTAGGTTAATCATGGAAAAATATACGTTTATATGTGAAAGTTGTGGAAAGGAAAAAACTGTTGACCTTTCCAAAAGTAAGAAAAGGCAAAGATTTTGTTGTAATCAATGTAAAGGAAATGCTTTTGCCGGAATAAGTTTTAGTCCAACAAAATACGTTGTTACACCAGAAATACATGATTTAATAAAAGAAGTATATCAAAAAGTAACTGGTAATGGTGAGGTTAAAAAATTAGCTGAAAAAATAAAATTTCCTAGGTGGAAAGTATCAAGGTATGCAATTCGGCAAGGGTGGCTTGCTAAAACAGAACCGAGTAAAAAATGGACAAAAGAGGAAATAAATATTCTTGAAAGTAAGGCTCATACTTTACCTGAAACTATTAGCCGAGCACTTAGAGAAAAGGGATTTGAAAGGTCGCCTGCGGCTGTTGTTGCTAAACGGAAAAAACTAAGGTTATTAAGAAATTTACCTGGGCAAAACGCTACGCAATTAGCTGAATGTTTAGGAGTAAGTAACCATACAGTAAATAATGCTATTTCCAAAGGCGTTCTTATAGCTACAAGGAGAGAGACAAAAAGAACAGAAACGCAAGGTGGAGATATGTATTTTATTAAAGACGCGGATATAAAAAATTATATTTTAGAAAATATTGGAGAGATTGATTTACGAAAAGTTGATAAATATTGGTTTGTTGACTTGGTTTCAGATGGAGGAATCAGATAAATAAATTATTTTTAAAAAACTTGCTCAAATAGGTTATAATATAATAAAGGAGGAAGAAAATGGGGCAAGTAATTAATTTAAAAAAGTATCATGAATGGATAAGTGGGAAAAATGAAGAAGAGGCAAAAAAATCAAATTTACAAGACGTAAAAGAAAGAATTAGAAATAGTAAACTTTCCTTTTTTTGGTCTATGATTGAGAAATGGAATGAATGGAAAACTACTTAGGGACAGGGAGGGCATATTTTTGCGTTTTTATTGTATTGATTGGTATTTTTCTTATTTGTGTCATTATCTTCGATCCATTTAACACCCGTAGTGATTATTATAAGGAATTAGAAAGAGCAAAAGAAATAGTATTTTGATGATTAATTTTTTAGACATTAACAATTTTAAAGGAGAGAGAAAATGAGAGTTTTTAGTAGAACAAAGGACATTGTTGCCTCTAACGTAAATGCGATGTTGGACAAGGTTGAAGACCCCAGGAAGCTGGTCAATTTGATGATTCAAGATATGAATGATATTTTGGTTAAGACAAAGAGGGTTTTGGCTGGCGTTATTGCGGACAAGAAACAGATCGAAAGGGACATAAAAGATGTAGTGGGGCTGGCTAATGATTGGAGTGAAAGCGCAAGGCTGGCCGTTCAAAAGCACCTTGATGATTTGGCTAGAGAAGCGATTATAGAAAAGCAAAGATACCTTAAAAGAGAAGAGGGTCTTAAAGAAGAGCTATCCCAAATTATAATGCTAATCTCTGAATACAATAACGAGATTATTGAATTGGAGAACGTTCTTATTGAGGCCAGTGAAAAGCAACGACTTCTTATTCAAAAACATGCCCATGCCAAAAGGAAAAAGGAGGCGCAGACCTATATTCGTAAATTTGAAACGTCTGATATTTTCGATCGGTTCAGGCAGTTTGAAGCCAGGATTGACCAGACAGATGCTGAAGCGACTCTAGTCAATCTCCATCGTAAACCTAAAGCGAGTGATGTTCTTTCTAATCTGAAAAAAAATGAGGCGGTTGAAAACGAGTTAGCTACTTTAAAGGCTAATGCGATTTAAATAAACGACTCGTAATATTTTATCTTTAAGTAGTTAGAATATTACGAGTCAAAGGAGAAAACATGGGAATAGAAAAAGCAGTCGAAACTAAAAGATATATTGATTGGATAGAGGAAAAGAACGAAGAGGGAGAAAGAAAGACCCCTGCTTTAAAAGGTAAAACTTACCATAAAGGAGTTGTTTGTAGTCAATGCAAATATTGTAATCTTCGTTTGGATAAATATAACGTTGATGGTGATTATTTTTGTTACCATCCAGATAAAAGGCCTACAGAGAAAAAGAATTTTGTAACTGGAGAAATAACATATAATCGAGAACTTAAAGGACAGTACTCTCTGGTATATGAAACTTCTCATTGCCTTTGTTCTGCTGAAAATCCTTATGGTGAATGCACTTTTTATGAAGAGAAAACATGACAGATAAAATTGATTTAGAAAAAGACGTAGCAATCGACCCGGCTATTCTTGATGAGGAATGGCTTAAACATCCAATAACCTTTATGAAATATGCACAATTGTTTGCAGAGGCGGCTTTAGAGAAGGACAAGATTAAAGATAAACTTGATTTTTTGAAAGCTTTAGTTGCCTCCGAAATAAGGAGTAATCCTGATAGTTATGGATTAAAAAAAGTTACAGAGGCGATTGTATCAGAAATAGTCGAGCAAGACGAAAGAATTATTGAAATCAAGGCTGCTTTTCTTAAAGCGAAATATGAATATGATGTTTTACTTAATATAATCAGAAGTTTTGAACACAGAAAAAAGGCTTTAGAGAATTTAGTTCAGTTATATCAATCGGAATATTTTGCAGGGCCAAGAGAACCAAGAAAACTTGAGCCTGGCAAGCGAATGTCTGATATTGTAACAAAAAGAAAAGGAGATGAACAAAGAGAAAAATTAAATACAAGGCGGCGAAGGAAGGTATGACAACTGCTTTAATCATTATTTTAGGAATCCCGGTAAGCGGATTTATTATTTTTTGTCTTGCTCGGATGGTTTCAAAAGCCGTTGCTAAATCATGGTTTGAAGAAAAAGACAAGTATAAATAAAAGGAGAAAAGTATGGAAAGAAAAAGTTTTGAAGAACGAAGAGCGGCATTAAAGAAAAGAGAAAAAGAAGGAGTTCCAAGTAATCAGAGTTTTAAGCCAATTCTTGATTTTTCTGAATTTGAAGGGATAGAATTTTACAAACCTGAAAAGGGGCAAAATGAAATAGATATTATTCCTTTCGCTATAACTCAATCTTGGATGCCATATGAACCTGGCTATGACGATTACGCTGTTGAATATTGGATTCATTATGGGATAGGCCCTAATAATGATAAGGTTATTTGTCCAAGAACAATTAATAAACCTTGCCCTATTTGTGAAGAAAGAAGTAATTTGATAGATCAAGGTGATAAGCAAGGGGCAGACTCTTTAAAACCTTCTAAAAGATGCATTTATAATGTTATTGATCGCAGAGGTGACGACAGCGAAATTAAAATTTTTAGGGACGTTTCTTGGTCATTTTTTGAGAGCGAGATAAGAGAAGAGGCTTCTTCTGTGTTCGATGGAGATGATGATCCTTCTATTTATGATGTTGAACTAGGTAGAACTATTTCATTTAGGGCTACTTTAGAAAAACCCTGGAAAAAAGGAGCGAGGGAATTTTTTAAGTTTAAGAGCTTCAAATTTCTTGAAAGAAAGCCTTACGATAGGTCCATTATTGACGATGCGTATCCTCTTGACTCTTTTTTGATCTTTATGGATTATGAAAGTTTAAGCAATCTATTCTACGGTATCCCTGAATCTTCTCCGCCTGATCTTATCCCTGAGTCTGGGCCTGCTGAAGCTCCTGAGCCCAAATCAGAGCCAAGAGAGAGGTCTGTAAGGGCATCTAGGGCTAAACCTGAGCCTAAACCTGAGCCTGAGCCTGAGCCTGAGCCTGATAACAATCAATGTCCATCAGGTTATGAATGGGGTGTTGACTGCAACGAGAAAGATGAATGTCAGACTTGTCCAGATGATATTTTTACCCCTTGTGCTGATGAGCAAGAGAGATTAAAAAAAGTTGAAAAAGAGGAAGCAAAAGAAAAGGAATCGCCACGTAGAGGTCGCCGGAGAAGGACTTAATTTTTTAGCACTATGAAAAGGAAAAAAGAAACATTTTTGACCCCACAGCAGGCCGCGAAACGAGCCAGGGTTACCCCGGTTACGATTTACAACTGGTGTAACCAATGGGGGATTGGGGAGAAAGTGAAAGGCCGGTGGCTTGTAAGCGTTAACAGGCTTTCCCTTCTAAGAAGGGCTAAAAAAAATAGTGATTTGCGGCTTTATCATCAACTGCGAGCATTACAAAATAATGATCTTGGACTATAAATTTTTTAATGAGCCATTAAAGTCAAGAAAACCACGGATACTAAGCGAGCCAGACAAGATAAGAAACCCATGAATCTGAAGCGAGCCAGAAAGGACAATAAAACCACAGCCATTAAGCGAGCCAACTTTCAAAAGAAATCCATTGGTATTAAGCGAGCCAAATGCAAGAAGAAACCCCAAAAAGATAAGCGAGCCATATCAAATAAGAAAACTATTATCATTAAGCAAGCCAAAGTTCGGAAGAAAACCATCATAGCGAAGCGAGCCATCTATGTGAAGAAGCCCATGTGTTGTAAGCGAGTCATTATCCAAAAGAAGCCCATAGCTTAAAAACGTTTAATTAAAAGGAGAAAACGATGTCAAAAGAAGAACTGAAGAAAATCAAAATTGAAGAGCAGAACGGTAGTTGTGCGTTGTCGGGAAAACCACTTCCTGCTAGCCCCTCGTTGTTTGACACTGACCGTAAAACCCCTAAAGCAAAAGGGGGCGTATATGTGCTGGAAAACTATCGAGCCGTGGACCCTATTGAGCACCAAAAAAGGCATGGAACATATCGTATGCGGACAGAAGAATTAGAGGGATTAAAAACCTTAGTAGATGATCGGGGACAGTTGATGAAATTGTATAGCAAAATTAACAATCAACTTCTTGCGTACAAAAGAAGGACTGATCATTCAGACTCAGAAACCGTATTGTTTTTAAAAGGCCATTTGCCCGGCATATCTAAGGAAATTAAAAACAAAGACAAAGCAATCGAAAAGGTCCTAAAAGATATGGACGATCCTTTGGCAAATGCGGCATTATCGGTTGTTTCGGTTGGGCCAATAACGGTTGCCCATTGTCTCGTTTATATTGATCTTACTAAAGCGAGACATGCGTCAAGCCTTTGGGCCTATACTGGTTTGGATAAACCAAGTCATTTACGTTATGAGAAAAATGTTGCTGGAGGTGGAAACAAGACTTTACGAACAATATTATATACAATGGCCGAGTCACAAATGAAAAATAAGAAATCCCCGTATCGAGTCGATTATGACAGGGCAAAACAGGCAAAGGAAATATCCGAAGAGCTTGTGATGTCAAGAAATACGCAAGGAAAATTGATAGAATGTATGTGGAAAAACACTAAGCTAAGCCATAGACATGGACATGCTTTGCGTATTGTAATGAAGCGTTTTTTAGCACATTATTGGATAGTTGGCCGGACTTTGATGGGATTGGATACAGACTCGATATATGCGGAAGCTATTTTGAAGGGTAATCATCGAACCATTATGCCAGAGGAAAGGGGATGGAAATATTAAAGTAAGTGAGCCAAAGTATAAAAGAAACCCAATATTGTAAAGCGAGCCATCGAATAAAAGAAACCCATGTGCATGAAGCGAGCCATTCGTGATAAGAAACCCATTCGGATTAAGCGAGTCAAAGAAATGAAGAAACCCATATGTCTCAAGCGAGCCAAAAGTGTTAAGAAACCCAATCATTTAAAGCGAGCCAGAATAGGAAAGAAACCCATCAAGCCGAAGCGAGCCAAAAGTGTTAAGAAACCCATTATAACAAAGCGCATAAATAAAGCAAAGGAAGCTACATGCCCAAAAGAAAAACAGATATAGAAACAATCACCCAACAAGCAGAGGAAAAGGCTTTGAAAAAACCCGAACCGAAAAAAGCCGAATATAATTATGACGGAGATTTTGGACAGGTTATTTCTACCGGGTCAACCCTACTCGACTTAGCTATAAGCGGTTCAAGGATACGAGGTGGAGGTTTACCGGGAGGAATAATGGTTGAAATTTTCGGCCCGGAAGGTTCAGGAAAATCAGTCCTGCTTGCTCAAATTGCAGGCAACATTCAAAAAGCTAAAGGTGATATTTGGTTCAATGATACAGAAGGGAGATTGGACCGAGCTTTTGCTTTTTTATCAGGAGCGAAAATAGATGATGGAAATTCCGTTATTATGCCTTCTATTAATGATACTTTTCAGTTTATCCGGTCTGAATGGGAACCTACCGGGACAGGTATTAATGGTGCTTTCATTGATTCACTTGCTAATCTTGTTTCAGACGAAGAAGTCGATGCTGGTTATGCAGGAGCAAGACGAGCGGCTGTTTTCAATGAAGCGTTAAGAAAAACTTCAACTGTTATTAAGGATAAAAAATATTTGGTGGTTTGCTCTAATCAAGTCCGGGATAATTTATCTGCTATGGCTTTTGGTAAAAAGACAAGGGCGGCAGGTAATAGCCGGGCAACATTACATCAAATGAGTTTAAGACTTGAAATTAACAAGCCTCGAAAATTGGTAAAAGAGATAAAGGTTCATGGCAAAAAAATTAAACAGACTTATGGAGTTAAAGCGAATATTAAAGTTGAAAAATCATCAATAGATTCGCCGTTTAGGGAAGCCCCTATTTACATCATTTTCGCGTATGGGATCGATGACATTCAGGCAAATTTACAATTTTATAAAGATATGACAGGAGACAGCACTTATGTAAATCCAGAATTGGCTGATAGTGGATTTAAAGCAATGGATGATGCAATTAGTAACATAGAAGAAAAAGGGTTAGAGAATGATCTTAAAGAAAAGGTTATTGAATTTTGGCATGAGATACAAGAGAAGTTTTTAACCAAGAGGAAAAGAAGGGTTTAGTAAAGGAGTAATGAAATGAGCTATTTGATTTTAGGTTTTATTGTAATTGTTTTTATGGGTCTTATAATATTTTGTTATAGACCACGAGTGTATGGTAGTGATGATAGTTTTGTATATATTGTAGCCTATCTTTCAGTTTTTGTTTTATTCGTTGTGGGACTTTTATATGGATACCAAGTCAGATATGAAGCACTTGCTGAAGGGGAGAGTGAAACAGTAGTTAACATAATATCACTTATTTTATTTTTCGTTTTTTTTATTGGAGGTGCTTTCCATTTGGCTTCAGGAAATGGAAGGCCGGTAAAACCTGGGGTTGGATTATGACGAGTCAACCGATTAGTAAGAAAAAAGGGTTTAGTAAAGGAGTAGTAAAATGAGTTATTTGATTTTATCTTTTATTTTAATCGTTTTTATGGGCCTTATAATTTTTTGTCAGAGTAGAAAAGGTATAACCACGGAATTTTTGAAATTATCATTAATGGAATGGTTCCATGAGGATTGGTTATATTATGTAGCTAATATTTTAATTGTTATTTTAGCCATTGCGGGAATTGTTTTTGCAGGCCAAGTCGCAAATGGAGTGCTTGTTGAAACTGGGAATGAAAAAGTAGCCGGAATGATATTTGCTATTCCATTTACTATTTTCTTTTCTGTGTTAATTTTTCATGGAATTGCAATAATTGTTTATGGCGATAAATCAGATTAGTAGTAAGAAAAGAGGGTTTAGTAAAGGAGTAGTAAAATGTATGGAGCTAACGAAGGTAGTTATGATGCGTATTGCAAAGAGGTAAGTGTAGAATATTTAACTCAAGAAGAAAAAGATAAGGTTGTTCTTTGTAAAGAATGTAAATTTTATATATATCCGGGAATGATAGGATATTCTGTAAATTGGTACTATTGTTCTTTTGAAGGATATAAAAGAAAAGGAGAAATTAATTATACCACAGGGAAAATTATCTATCGGGATAATAAATGGCCTAGAGCTGATCAATGTAATCTGGATGGGAAGTGCTCTCATTTTCAAATGAAAGAGGAGATGGTATTATATAAAAGAATTTTGGAATGGTTCACAAGATGTAAATCTATTAAAAGCCTTTTCGTTGAAGAATAATGACCAGGATTAAAGTATCATCTGCAAAGGCTAAAGGCCGCTGGCTTCAGGATTGGGTAGCTAAAAGAATTGGAGAGTTACTCAATCTTGAATGGGGGCATGAAGATTATCATTTAATTGAACCCAGGCCAATGGGGCAAGCTGGAACCGATGTTATATTAAGAGGGAAAGCAAGAGACAAATTTCCTTTTGGTATTGAGTGTAAATCAGGACAAAATATTGGTTGGCAAGCGGCTGTGAGACAGGCTAGAGAGAATGCAAAAAAAGGCAAATACGAAGGTTGGCTTTTATTTTTAAAAACAAAGGAGTTTCAAAAACCGATAGTTATGTTTGATGCAGAAACATTTTTTAGACTTATGGAAAGAAATATTGAGGATATAGAGACATTATTTTATGATTAGCAACATTGAAATAAAGAACTTTCAGAATCACGAACACGCAAAACTTGATTTAGATTCTGGTGTTAATGCCATAATCGGCCAAACTGATTCTGGCAAGAGTGCTATCGTTCGGGCTTTACGCTGGCTTGTGTTTAACAGGCCTTCAGGAGAGGCTTTCAAAAAGAACGGCCAAGATTCTGTTTCAGTTAAAATAGAAACAGACAAAGGGATAATCGAAAGGGCTAAAACTAAGAAGAAAAATAGCTATTCATTTGGTGATAAAGAATGGAAAGCAATAGGAACGGAAATTCCAGAAGAAATTATCCGGGCTTTAAAATTATCTGAACTGAATTTTCAGACTCAATTTGAAGGTCCATTTTTGCTTAATAAAAGTGCTGGTGCAGTAGCAAGAGAAATCAATAAGGTGGCTAATCTTGATAAAATAGATTCTACTCTTGCAAATATCACTTCTGTTTTAAGGAAAGAAAAAGCTGAATATACTAATCAAAAAACAAATTTAGACTCTGCACAACAAGAGTATGAAACTCTTATATGGGTTGATAGTGCAGAAGAATTTCTTGATGAGATCGAGAAAGAGCAAAATAATTATCTTAATCTGTCACAACAAATAGACAAGATAAAAGAACTGGTTGACAAAAGAGATGGGCTTTTAAAAGCCAAAAATAAATTAGATATAATTATTATACCGGCAAATTTAAAAATTGATTATATTGAAACGAAAGCAGACGCGATTGAAAAGTCCAAAGTAGAATATGAAAAATTACTTAGCTTAGTAAATGAGAGAAAAAGACTTTTAAAAAATAAGGAAAAGTTAAGTAGAACAATCAAACCAGCGCAAGAAGAAATAAAAAATATTGAATCAGAAAACAACAGAATTGAAAAGCTATATAAGAAGTGGGAGTCGTTATCAGAATTATTTAATTCATACGAAAAAGAAATAAAAATTAAAAAAGAACTGGAAAGTAGTATAATAGAATTAGAGGTTGAGTTAAAAGAAATTATGCCTGATATTTGTCCATTGTGTGGACAGGAGGTTAAAGTGAGGTAGATAATGGTTAAGTTCGTATCGATGACTGTTTATTATAAAAGCCCAGTGGTGGTTAAAAATATTTCTCCTTTACTAGGAGTATTGCAAACTCTAACCGAAGTTCATTTCGGTTATTATCCAAAGGAGATAAGGACTTTTCCAACCAAGCCAAGCGATTCTTATGCTTTTGTCTTTTCCGCAAGAGAGTCTGAAAAATTTAATAAAAATAATGTTGAAACAATTATTAGTGCTTGGTCTTTTGGAGCAGGGTATAATTTCCCATACATAGTATGGAAATCAGAATAGCCCATGTTAGTTTTTGCCGCTGATTTACATATTAGAGCAACAATTCCAGATAAAAGGACTGATGATTATTTTGAATGCCAAGCAAGAAAATTTAATCAGATAATTGAAATTTGTCTTGAAGAAAATGCACCTTTAATTGTTGCTGGTGATTTTGGTGATAAGCCAGAATGGCCTAATTGGTTGCTTGTAGAGTATTCTGATTATATTTTGGTAAAGCACAATGATCTTAATATTTATTTAACTCTAGGACAACATGATTTACCCGGAAACTACCTTGCAAATGTAAAACGAGGGGGTATGCAAGTATTGCATATCGTAGAAGCTATAAATTTTGGAGTAGAAAATTCAAAATATATTGATGAATTAATTGACTTTGTTCATTACGGAGAAAAGATTCCAGAAAATAGTGATAAGAAAGTTCTTGTTTGCCATACTTTAGTTTGCGAGAACGGAATAGATTTTCCTAGTGCTGAAACAGCCGCAGGATTTATTAGAAAACATAGGAATTATGAATTAATTATTGTTGGAGATAATCATAAACATTTCATTAAAACTATTGGGAAAACAACTTTAATAAGTCCTGGTAGCATGATGAGAATGTCAATAAATCAAAAAGACCATAAACCTTGTGTTATTTTGTATGATGAAAAACTAAAAGAATTTGAAATAAAATATCTTGATATAGAACCAGCAGGCGAAGTTTTTTCAGAAACAGTAGAAACGAAAAAAGAAAAAGACGCAAGGCTTTTAGCCTATGTTGAAAGTATGAAAAAAGGAGTCTCTGTTTCGGTATCTTTTGAGAGAAACATTGAGGCTCATTTGGAAGCTAATAAAATTGATAAAAGAGTGAAAAGTAAAATATGGCAAGCGATGGAAACGCTATAACTTACTGCAAAAGGAGATTTAAAAAGGACTTTTGAAATAAAGAAAGGAAAGCTAAAAGGTGAAATAAAATGGTATTAGGCATAAATAAAAAATTAGTCAAGGAGTTGAAAGCAGATGAATGTAGTAAGTTTTAGTGGAGGTAAAGATTCGACAGCAATGTTGTTTATGATGTTGGAACGAAATATTCGGGTTGACAGGATTATTTGTGTCGATACGACAAAAGAATTTCCAGCGATGTATCAACATATCGAAAAAGTGCAATCCGTTTGTCCTATTGAAATCGAGGTTGTTAAAATTGATTTTGATTATTGGTTTGGCGAGCACATAAAAATAAGAGGCAAGAATAAAGGTAAAAGGGGATATGGCTGGCCGAATTTTAGAATCAGATGGTGTACGTCTTTAAAAAAACATGCTTTTTTATGCCAGTTTTATAATTACAAATATAATCCAAGAAAATTGGCGTGTATAAAAAACAAAGATTTAGAAATAATTGAATATCACGGCATTGCTTATGACGAAAAAGGCCGTTGCAAAAAGAACAAAGGCAGGGATATAAAATACCCTTTAGTGGATTGGGAAATAACGGAAAAACAAGCCCTTAAATATTGCTATTCTAAAGGTTTTGATTGGAATGGTCTATACGAAAAGTTTTATCGTGTGTCCTGCTGGTGTTGCCCGTTGGCAAGAATAAGTGGATTAAGGGCTTTATACAATGATTTTCCTGAATTATGGCAAGAACTGATTAAAATGGATAAAAAATCATTGTACAGATTTAGAAGTGATTACTCTATTCAGGATTTAAGTAAAAGGTTTGCTAATGAAAATTTGTTTAAGGAGATTTAAAAATGGACATGATTAACAAAATTTCCAAGATTCAAGCAAGGCTTTCACGGGAACAGAAAGAACTCGATCAAATTAAAGGTAAAATAAGCAGAGTTGAGGAAGAACTTTTAGAGCATCCTATTGGAAACATACAGGATATTGAAATCAATCTTAGTAAAATGGAAAAAGAACTTGAAAAGTCTCAAAGGAAATTACGCAAACAAATGGATGTTTTTATGGACGAATATCCAGAATTGAATGAAGATTAATGGAATGGCATGAATACAAAATCTGTTAGATATAAAATCGAAAGGGCTAAAGGACAAAAGGAGGCTTTAGAGAAAAGGGTTAAAGCTCTTGAAATGCAGACTGGAAATCTATCAAAAGAGATTGTTTATTCTGAGAAAGCACAAGTTATAATCCAAACGATAGCGCAACAAACTCAGTCTCGATTAGAATATCATATATCTGAAATAGTTACTCTTGCTTTACAAGCTATTTTTAATGATCCTTATTCTTTTGGAATTTCATTTGTTGAGAAAAGAGGGAAAACAGAATGTGAATTTTATTTAGAAAGAAATGGCGAAAAAATAGACCCGATGTTAGCTTCCGGTGGAGGTGTTGTTGATGTAATTTCTTTTGCTTTAAGAGTTACTTTGTGGTCTTTAACTTCACCTAAAGCTGATAATGTTTTAGTGTTTGATGAACCGTTTCGTTTTCTATCAAGAGATTTACATTCAAAAGCGTCAGAAATGGTAAAAGAGATTTCAAGTAAATTGGAAATCCAGATTATAATGGTAACCCATTCAGAAGAACTTGCTAAAGGAGCAAGAATTTTTGAAATAAAGAAAGGAAAGATAATATGATTAACGTTGAAAGAGGCGGTAAGATAATAACAGATATTAATGAAATTAGACAGAGGTATAAAAATAGATTATCGAATGAACTTTATTATCCTGAGACAGTTGGAGCTTTACTCAACCGAATTGATGAGTTAGAAAAATCAAGAGACTCAATGCGTAGGCTTATTGCGGCAATGAAGGCAATTATTTGGGAGATTCCAGATGAGCAATTAAAGGAAATAGATGAAAGATGGGGAAAATATAAAGATATGATTTTAAACTTGGAACCAGATGAGCCAACCCCGCCGGAAGTCAAAGTTACCGAACCTGAATTGTGGGAAAGAGAAAATACCACTTTCGAGGATTTTGAAAAAGCCCATGATGCCATGAAAACAAGATTAAATTTTGGACTTCTCAATGATATAACGACAAAATATTATCCTTTAAACTCAGACGATTACCCAAAAGGAGATTGGCAAGTCGTGTCTAAAAGTATTCGTTCGCAGGGGACAGGACTTACTCCTGCTGAAGCATGGAATAGTTTTATAGATTCTGCGGCTGAAAGATACCTTGAACTTGAAAAAAAGGATTCTGAACATCGTGAAAATTTGGAGGTTTTCAGAAAGATACTTAGAAAGGAAAGATAATATGATATTAGGTAGTAAAGAAGATGAAGAAAAAATGGAGTATGAAAGTACAATAGGTAAGGAATTAGATAAAAAAATGTGGGAAAGACTGGAAGAAACTGAAAGAGTTAGTGCTGAAAAAATGCAAAGATCAAAGGGCTGGCCCGAACATCCACCAATAGTAAAATCAACTGAAGAAATTTTGAAAGCTCATATGAAAAAATTTAGGGAACATTGGGATGGATGGTCTGGAATTTTAATAGAAAAATCAATGAAAATCTTTGAAACACAAGAAGATATTAATGAAATGGTGGACTTATGTCATTTTATTGCTCAGGAGCATTGGAGGCATTCTGCAAAGCATTTGATTGAATTTTTACAAAAAGGAGGGACAAATGATAAATAAAATACGTGCATCAATTCAAAAATTTAACTTGATACTTGATAAATTTTTCATTAAGTATATAAATACAAGAGCAAAATCAAGTGCGTTCCTTGTTGCCCTTATCTTGTGTGAAATTCTGCTAATAATAATCATGATATATATATCCAAAGGATTTTGGAAAAATGTATAAGAAAAAGGAGAGATAAATGAAAAAGGGGAAAAATCAAATATTGATGGGCATAAAACAAAATATTTTGATATCTCAATTTTAATATCTAATTCTTTTATTGTCGCTCTTACTTTATGGGTAATTCTGTTAATAGTAATAGTGGCAGATATTTGGAGGATTTGGTAAAAATGGATTATGTTTATATAGTAGAAAAAGACGGCCCTTATTATCATGGGGTTTACGGTGTTTTTTCTACTCTTGAGTTAGCCGAGGCTCATGCCTATGTTTGTAGTAATGCTGAGACAGACGGTTCCCATATTTTTATAGTTTCTCGTTTGATTTTGAATAAGAAGGCTATTTCTATTGGGTCTGATGGGAACATTTATGGAGATTTTGGTATAGTAATCTGTTATTTTATCCGTAATAAATCAGCCCTTTCTATTCCAGATCATTGAAAAGGAGAAAAATGGCTAAGAAGAAAAAATTAAATATTGATGGACATGAAGCGAAATATCTTGCTATTTCAATTTCAATATTAACAATTTTAGCCGGGATTCTTTGTGTTACAATTTATGGAATATTGAACCAATAAAAGAAATGGAGATTACTATATAAATGCTTAGAATCGTTGTGTATGTTAATGAAACTAAAATAGATGAAATTCATGTTCTGAATATGGAAAAGGCTTTAACTCCAGGCTTTGCTAAATATCTTGTTACGGATGTATCAACAATGAAACAGGGAACTATTTCTCATAAAAGAAGTAGAGGAGCAAGATTTTTGTGCTGGCTCGTCTTTGGTCATTTGGTAAATATGGCTGAGAATGACAAACAGATTTAAAAATTCGCTTTATTTTTTAGGTAAAATCAGTTATAATAGAAAGGAGAAATAGGAGGTTTCTTTTATGGGTGCTTGGTCAGTAGCCTTATTCGGACATGATAAGCCAGATTATTATTATCTGGATAAAGAAACTGGGCTGCGAACTGCTGAATTTGTAGGAGAACCTACAAGGAAAATTTTAAGCAATGAAAAGCTTCATGTTTGTACTGGAAACGAAAAGAGAGTAAAACCGGGAGATATCGTTGCTTTTATGCCTACTGATCATAAATGGGGTAAAGAAGAAATTAAAGGCTTTCTAATCATTGAAGTTGAAGGGCTTACAAGAAATCAAATGGAGGCTCTTTGCGAACCTTATTGGGATTTGATGTCTGTTCTTACAGTTGAGGAAGCCACAGAGAAATTTATAATGTCTTGGCAAATTTACCGCCCTGAAGAATCTTATACACAAGATGACTTAGCTGAATTTATTGCAAATTATCCCGGAATAGGTTTTCCTTCTGAATATTCTCATAAACGAAGGTTCAATATTCAAATGTCAGATTTAGAAAACTGGGGAATTGATATTGAAAAGATGAAGGATAGAGATTTATCTTATGTTCCTCGTTTTGGCGTTATTGACTACAAACAGTGTTTTGATAAACTAAGAAACAGAAAAATTTTAAAAACAGATGGGCTTAATATGATTAAGTCTATTTATGAGTAAAAAAAGGAGAGATTATGAAAATTTATTTAGGCAAAAGGCGTTCTTCAGTGCAAGAGACTGATTTTACGAGTTTGGCTGTTTATGAGTGTATAAGTGAAAAAAGTGATGGTATTGAGTGCTCCGGTGCACCTTGTGACATTATCATTGAAGGTTGCGAGATCAAATAAAGGTTAGTTATTTTGGCTTGTTTTGACATCGACCCATTTCTCTGAACCTACGATTCTGGTGGGGCTGGAAGCCTCCCTGGTGGTGGGAATCCTGACTATTCGATTTTATCAACTTGGGAGGGAGATTCTGATAATGATTTGAGTGGCCTTGGACGGATAGTGCTGGATTGCTATGACAGTCAAGTGCATGACCAAGCTTGTAAGATTGAAGGCGCCACGAATACAGATACAACTCATTATCGCTGTATAAGAAGTTCGCCGAGTTGTGCGACTCCGTTTGCAGGTACAAAAGATACCGGCGCAAGGTTTCATTTTACAGGTGCTTGGATTTCAATAATGTTGGCTCTCCAAGAGACTTTTTCCAGGGTTGAGCAATTATCTCTAAAATATACGCTTAGTACAGACGGGGCGACATATGTTGTTTCTTTGAGGAGTAATACAAAGGTCATAGACTGTGTAATCCATGATAGTGTAAATAATTTCGTTGGTAGGGATATGCAGGCAATAAGGAAGGATTGGTCCGGCTTTGTAAACATACTTATCTTTCAAAACATTGTATATGGCTGTGATGGAATTGGTTATTGGGTTTATGGGGAAGACGGGATAATCTGTAATACGGCCGTGAATAATGGGGGGGTAGGTTTTTATAGTGATTCTAACTTGGCAAATTTTTTAAGCAACTATGCCTCTGATAATTCTGCGGACTTTAGGGATATTTCTGGGAAATGGTCTGCCGACTCCGGTTGGAACTCAAGTAAGGATACGACCAGTGACTTGGGAGGAGATACTACTGACTGCAAAAACTCCAACGACCTTGTAACAGGCGGAGAACTCGACGCAGATTACCTTGCCACTGAAGCAATAAGCTGGGCTGGCGGGGCTGGTGATAATGCTGGCAAGAGCCCTTTCGGAGCTTTTATTACAGCGGTTGGGCATGATTTTGACGGATTCTTTAGCGCTGTGAGCCCTGACCCACTAGCCTTAAAAGATATAGCCGGAAACAACCGTCCTGCTGGCGATGATGTAGCCTGGGATGTAGGGGCGAGCCAGTATGTGGCTGATACGGGAGTTGACCCCGGTCCTTTCGCACAACCTTTTGGATTTGACGGACCTTTTTCTAAACCTTGGAGATAGAATATTATGCCGATGAATAAACTTGATAATGAAGCTGCAACAATAGATTTAACAAGTTCAGCTACTATTTTTACTGATACGCCGGACGCTTCAAATGATATACTTTGCCAAGCATTAGCGAAATTTGGAAGTGGAGATCATCTTTTAAGCGCAACTGGCGGAGATTTTGAACTTGTTATTATGGTTGATGGGGTTACAATTGAGCCTTCTCCACAAACAATTACTTTTAGCGGAGCAACTTCTGCTGGAGTTTGGACTACTCCTTTTCCTGTTCCGGCTAATGAGGAAGTTATAATTGCGGCTAAATCTCCTAATACCGGAGATAGTTCTGTCATAGTTAAATCATACCTTTATGACATTATGCCAGTAGTTATTAATGCTAGTGGAGCTGTAAATCTTTCATCTACTACTGAAACGCAAATTGATGATATTGAAACAGCCATTATAACTAATGCGGCTGCTACTGATATATCTTATGATATTATTGCAATGGCAGCAGACGTTACAAATATAGAAACGGATACACAAGATATTCAATCTCGTTTACCTTCTTCTCTTATCAATGGGAGAATGAGTTCTGATCTTGCCGCTATTAGTTCGGATGCTACGGCGGCTGATAATCTCGAAGCTATGTATGACGGAACTGGCTATAATGATTTATTTGCGCCTGCACAACAACAACAACTTGCTAATATTGTGGTTTCTTCTGCCGCTATTAATAGTAAAGTAGAAGTGGACAATACAGGCGCGGCTATCAAAGATGTTTCTTTTGTTGGAACACAAACTGGAACTTACACTAACACCGAAGCGCTTGACGGAGTTTATCATAAAATTGATGATACCGGGGATGCGATAGATATTGTTTATGGATTTGATATTGGTGGAGATGGAGTTCCTACTGGGTTTTCAATGTTTGGATTTTTAAATGGGCAAGGAGACAGTCTAAAAATATCTGCGTATGATTTTGCTGGTTCAAGTTGGACACAGATAGGAAACATTATAGGATCAAATGCAACGGTCAATGAACCATACAGCTACAATTTATATACATCTATGGTAGGAACTGGAGCAGATTTAGGGAAAGCGTATCTTAGGTTCCATAACACAGGGCAAAGCAATCCTGATTTAAATATTGACCAACTTTACATTTCTTATTCTATCGTAAGGCGGTCGGTTGGTTATTCAAACGGTTCAATTTGGGTTGATACGAATAATGGAATGTCAGGTCATGAAAATTATGTTAATGGCACTGCTGATAATCCGGTTAGTACTTGGGCTGATGCTTTGCTTTTATCAGCAAGTATGAGTATCAAAAATTTCAATATTATAAATGGTTCAAGTGTTACTTTATCAGCTACGTCTGATAATTTTACAATTGCAGGTTGTGAATATGATTTAGATTTAGGCGGGCAACCAATAACAAATGCTCATATTGAGGGGGCAGTAGTAACAGGAACAGGAACGACTTCAGGAGATGAAATGCATTTTGAACAATGTCATATTGGAACTTGTAGTATAGGTGAATCACATTTCTCCGATTGCGGTTTTACAGGAGCCGCCACAACAACATTTTTAGCGGCGGGAACCTATACACTTGATAAATGTTATTCTGCCGGAGGAGCTTCCCCTCCAGTTCTAGATTTTGGAGGAGCAGTAGGAAGCACTATCCTTGGTCTTCGTGATTGGACTGGGGGGGTCAAGATAAAAAATCTTGGCGCAAGCGGAACAGATAAACTTACAATACAAGGAGCAGGAAGTTTAACTATTGATTCTAGTTGTTCTAGCGGGACTATTGGACTTCATGGACCTATAATTATTACAGACAATGTTGATGGTGGTTTTTCAGGGACAATAAATGAAGATAGTAGATATGATGTTGATCAAATTACCGCTGCGGTTCTTGATGACTCAGTAAAAATTAATGGGGCAACTTTAAATGTTTTAAGTGGACACGATCCTGGCGCAACTCTTATCGGAACCGTTTCAGAAGGAGGTTATGACCTTCAAGAAATGATAAGGATTATATCTGCCGCTTTAGCTGGAAAATCTTCTGGAGGTGGTTCGTCTGAAATAACTTTTAGAGATTTGAATGATACCAAAGATAGAATTGTTGCAACGGTTAGCGCCAGTGGTAACAGAACTGCTGTTACTTTGGATGCTTCATAATGGGGTTAATTTCAGCAGGGTATTGGCCTACTACTTATTGGGCGGAAAATTACTGGATGGCGTATTATTGGCCGGAAGTTTCTATTATTCCGGTAATAATACGAGATATTGCAATAACTGTTCAAACCAGTATGGATGTAGGGACAACTATACAAACTAATTTAAATGAGAGTATTACAATACAAACCAATTTAAATATAGAGATAGAGATTTAATTATGAGCGATATAAGCTTTATAAAAGGGGTTGGTGTTTGGATAGTTTTTACTGATTCAAATGAAACAGATTTATCAACTAAAACCTGTTCGTTTACAGTAAAAAAGACAGAAAAATCTCCTACTGCCTTAATAGAAAAAGAAGATGGGGATTTCAATAAAGCCGAAGCCACAGACGGAATTGTAAAAGTAAATTTAACTGCTACTGATACAAATTTATTATCCGATTCTGTTTATGTAGGAGAACTAAAAATAATTTTGACAGCCAGCACAGATGTTTTTATTGAAAAGATACGAATCATAGTTAAACCAACTGTTTTCTAGTCCTTAAAGGTGCCTATAACGCAGTCTAACAGCAATCGCAAAGGAATTAATAAAAGCCATAGGTATAAATTAAAAGGCGCTTAAAACGTGCTATACAGGCTTTTAAAGGAGGCTTCTATGCAACCATCTTATGTTGTTCCATATCAAGATAAAAAAGTAGAGAATGCTGTAATATTTTTTGTTTTAGAGCATTATAAAAAAACAGGAAATGTTCTTTATAAAATTGAACTATATGATTATTTATTCCGTTTAGATGCTGAAAGTATTATTGAAACAGGTTGGCCTATTCTTGGATTAACATACAGAACGTCAGAACCATATATGCCTATACCTCTTGAATTATGGCCTGAAGAAAAAGCGATTAAATATAGATTTAAAATAAGTAACGAAAGAGGTGAAGAAGACAAAATCATAGTGAATAAAAGTAAACCGGACATGGATTACTTTTCATTATATGAAAGTAAATTAATGAAAGAAATTGTTAAAGGGAGAAATACAGAAGAAATAAAACCATCAAATTGCGTCTCTTATAGTTTTCTAGATTTAGGACTTTAAAAAAGTAGCTTTTAACGAAAAGGAGACCTCATGAAAGTTTTGCACTGCCCCGTGGAAATTGCCAGCTTTTAAAGGAGGCTTCATGAATAAAATTGCCAGACAATTAAAAAAAGATTTACAGGATTTAGTTAAGGCTGTAGAAATCTCCATATCTCTAATAGATGCTGAAATGGGAAAGACCTCTTCTTGCGAAAGAGGAAAACGTATAGCTAAGATTATAAATGATTTAGAAATGGAAAAAGATTTAGCAAAACATTTTGGTCTTGGAATTGAATTTAAGAAAAAGAAATAAACTATGAGAACTCCTTTATTTTCATTAACTAAAAAAGATTTTCGAGTTGATACTTTTTGTTCTGGCGGACCTGGTGGTCAACACCAAAACAAAGTAGCGACTGGAGTTCGTATTACTCATAAACAGACCGGTTTTTCAGCCGAAAGCCGGACAGAAAAAAGTCAAGCAAGGAATAAAAAGATTGCATTCGCCCGGTTATGCAAAAGTAAAAATTTTCAGAATTGGTTGAAGATCCAGGCATTATATAAAGATGAGATAGAAAGTGAACTCGAAAAATCAATGCAACCAGAAAACATTAAAACAGAAATTAAGAAAAATGATAAATGGATAACTGTATAAAATAATTTTTTAACGAAAAGGAGAACTTCATGAAAGTTTTGCACTGCCCCGTGGAAATTGCAGGTAATATGAATCGAACTGTAAAGGCTTTAAGAAGAGCCGGAGTTCAAGCAGTTTCGGCTTCATATTATGATACTTGGGCTAACTATGAATGCGATATTAATTTACGTATTAATAAAATTGAAGATGTAGAAGAACGAAAGCAGAAAATTCTTGATTTTGCAAATTGGGCTTTAGAAGAAGAAAATTTTGATATTTATCATTTCCATTTCGGAACATCTTTGTTATTTGAAGATCAATATACTGACTTACCTATTTTAAAAGAAAGAGATAAGAAAATTATTTTTCAGTTTTGGGGTTCAGACCATCATGATATGACCTGGTTATATTATGACTTTGCAAAGTTCATGGGGCTTAAACCTCCAAAGCCATTTTATTTTAATCAAAGAATTTATTCTTGTATGAAAAAAATGAATCAGTATGCAGATGTAATGATTGCTGGAGATGGAATTCCTCGCGGGCTTTATATTTATGGAATGATTGAACCTACTGAATGGACTTTAGAAGAAAAAGAAAAAACCAGACAAGAAGAAATTGACGATGGAAATTTTGTTTATAATCCAAGCAAAACCTATTTTGTTCATGCCCCAAGTTCTACTTTGACAAAAGGAACTCCGATTATCTATGAACTTTTCAGAGAGGCTATGAAGGAAGGTTTACCGATTGAGATGATAGACCCGACTTTAAGAGGCGGGCCTATTCCTTTGGACCAAGCTAAAAGGAGATATGCTTGTGCTGACTTTTGTGTTGACCAGGCCGGGGGAGGCACAGTTGGTTTATTCGGATTGGAATGTATGTTATGGGAAATTCCCGCATTGGCTCAACAAACGAATTTTTATAATCGAATAAGAGGGCCAATGCCAGTATTGAATATCACAAGAGATAATTTTAAAGGAATGCTAAAGTCTTGTGTCGAAATGAAAAATAATAAAACCGAATATAGGAAGCTTCAAAAGGAAAGCCGTGATTGGGTTTTAGGAAATGCAACTATTGATAATTCTGTTCCTAAATATATTGAAATTTATGAAGCTTTGATGGCTGGAAAAAGGATTAAGCAATTCATAAATACAAATTGGTTCAGACAAGAAGTGATTTTTATTGAAACCTTAAAAGGAGAGAGGGAGAAAAATCCATTTTTTACTTTCATAAGAGAAAATAACTTATGGGAATCATTAGGTTATTTAGAGCCAAAATATGATAAGGATTTGTATGAATGATTATTTTTAAAAAATCTGTTTAAATAGGTTATAATAAAAATAAAGGAGTAGATAATGAAAACAATCAAAGAGATATTAATAGAAAGAGACAATATGAGTGCTCTAGAAGCTGAGGAGCTTATTAGCAATGCTTATATAGACTTGTTACGCAGAATAGAATATAACGATCCGAGCGCATTTAATATTTGTGAAGAATATTTTGGTTTAGAGTCAGATTATATGGAAGAATTAATTTATAATTAA